TTACTGCTTTTCGCCATCATCACCGCCGGTTTGGACAGGGTTCTTGGACTCGATCAAAGCCAGGATCGCTTCGCGCCCCAGGTGATTGTGCCCCTCAAAACCTTCCCGGGCAATGTGGTCCTCGATCTGCTGCATTTCGTCATCCGTGAACAGCAGCACCATGCGGTTGCGCCTGAGCTGGCTGACTTTCTTTGGTGGTCGCCCCATGCGTGCCTCTGCTGCCATTCCAGCCACCTGCTTACCCCGCTCAGACTTTCCATTGCAATAAATATTACAACACTTTTCTGTTGCAATATTTATAACCATAATTATTGTAATATTTATTGCAACAGTAAGCAGGAGCGGACACGCTCCAGAAACCGCCAGGAGACCGAACATGTTTGGCAAAAAGAGAAATGCGCCCGAATTGAAAGACGTTGAGCAGCGCATTTACGCAAACGGCAAGATGGGTGTTTTCCTGCGCATTCGTGCCGACGGCGATCCCAGCACGCTGCGCTTCGCCTGTGTTGCAGACTGGGATCAGGGGGCTATCGAGTTCCCGACCCGCGCCGAAGCGGTGAAGTATGCCGATGACTATGAGCCGCCGCAGCCAAAACCCAGAAGGATCGCAGGTAGGACCGTGGCGGAGTGGCAGGAGTTCGCGCGCCGAGACGATTGCCTAGACCAGATGGTTCCCAGTGATCTGCGTCAACTGGTTGCAGAAATCTACTAATCCAGAAACCGCCGCCGGAGGAACCATGCTCTATCTGCTGATTAAAAACGGCTACTACTACCGCCTCGACGCCCAAGGTTACACCGCAAGCAAGGCTGAGGCCGGGCGCTTCCATAAGGAGGAAGCTATTCAGCTTTGCACGGCGTCCAGCGGTGTCACCATGGTTGAACTGGATAAAGCTGAGGAAGTCGCCCCGATCTGCACCACAGGCATGTCACCGGACCCGGATCTTGCCCGCGATGCTGCCCGGTATCGCTGGCTGCGGGACCGGGATCTGAACACCATTGATCGCGGCGGCGTCTTCGCAGGCCTTACCCCTGAGAACGTGATCCTCAATGGCGAGGATCTTGACCTTCACGTCGATGCCGCAATGGCATCCAACTAACCCCCCACCCTGAAACGACAAAAGCCCCGGCGCGAACCGGGGCTTTCTGGCGTTTTCTTCTGTCGGGCGTCAGGTCAAATTGACCGTCCCTGCGCCGCTCCCGCCCATGTCACCACCTGCGCAAGCTGCTGGTCGGTCAGCTCGAACGGGAACACGAGGAGCGTGTAGATCAGGCCTGCGAACGGATCGCCACCCGCAGTGTCCGCAAACATGCCGAAGTTCGCTCCGGTGTCCGTTGGCACCCCGGTGCCGTTGACGACGCCTGTTTGCGCTTGCAGAACCCCATCCACGAAAATCTCTTGGTCCTCGTAGGTGTCGCCGATGGCACGCCTCCAGGCAATCACCGCGTCCGTGTTGTCTGCCACCTTCGCGACGATCTTATTCCCGTTATTGTGCCGCCATGACAATGTGCCGGATCCGACAGCGCCGCAAATGGACCCGCCGCCTGTGGTCCCGATGTGCCAGACGCGCTCCACCATGTTTGCCTGCGCCCCTGTGTTCAGCGCCGCGACGACGGTCAGGCCGGGGTTTGCGGCCAGGCCAAAGCGGGTTGCCGCGGTGTAATAGTCATTCGTTCCGTCTGGGTCGAGCCAGAGCAACCCGCTGCCCGACTGGTAGGCCGCGCGGTTCGTGTCGGCGGGGGCTGTGAGGTGATTGGAGTTCCCGCTCACATCCAGCGCCCGGCGCACCAAATCGCCCGTTGGCTCTGCGGCTGTGGTGTCTGAGGCGTCCTGAAAGAACTTCGAGGTGTTGCGCGCGTCGATCAGCATCGACGGGCTGTAACTCAGCGGGCTGAACCCGCGCGCGGACAGGGAAAGACCAAGGCCGAGACGAAGGCTGGTCATTATAGCGGCTCCCCAACTGCGACCGGCTCAGGAATGAAGAAATCCCAGCCCTGCCCCACAATGCAGGACTGGCTGCCCTTGGTGAGAACGGCGGTCCAGCTACCTGTTTCTGGGTTGCCCCACCATTCGACCATGCGGCCCCGGGTGTCGATGCCGCGGGCAATGGCTTCCTCTTGGTATTTCCCGCGCACAATATCCAGTACCTGCTCCCGGCTTGCGCAGTTCGATTGCGCCCATGCGGGAACGGCAAAGAGGGCCGCCAAGGCAGCTACAATGAGTGCTTTCATCGGTTAATCTCCTTTTTGGGAAATGCGCTGCGCGTCACAGTCCAAGCCGCAGCCCAAGGCTCAGACCACTCCTTGCGGGGGCTGATTGCGCCGGGGTGCCGTGATAGACAGTGCCTGTACCGAAGGCGTCAGGATCATCATATGCAGCGCCTGATATTGCGACGGCCCCGGTTGCAACTGTGCCGGCGCCAAAGCTATCGGGGTCAGCATAGGACGACCCGACAATGGTGATGCCGCCCTGGCTGACGGTCCCGCTGCCGAAACTGTCCGGGTCGCTATATGCGGCACCTGTGATTGACACGGCGCCGGTCGAAATGGTTCCAGAACCGAAGCTATCGGGATCGCTGAAGGGCGCGCCGGTAATTGTCGCTGCACCCGTGGAAATCGTGCCGCTGCCAAAGGTGTCACCGTCGGTATAGGCTGCGCCAGACAGGGTTAGGCCAATCTGCCCGGTCCCGAATGTATCGGGGTCAGTGAACGCCGCACCCGTGATCGAGACGGCGCCCGTTGTGATTGTTCCGGATCCGAAGGAGCCCGCGTCGATGTAATCCGAGCCGGTGATGGTTTGGCCGCTTGCCCCGCCGTCCTCGAAGATCAGAACAGCAACCGCGCCTTCGTGCTGCGAGCCATCTGAGTTGACGGTGGCGGACTTCACCCCGCCCGACTGTCCTGAGGCCTCTATCGCATAAACGTGAGACCGGCCATTGTTCCCGCCATTGTAGAGCGTGTTGCTGTCCGTCTGCGTGTCGAATGTCACGGCGGACAGGGTGAACGCGCTGTTCCTGCAAGCCCCGATGGCAATCTCGAACAGGTCCGTTCCTGATATGCTGGAGGTGTTCCCCGATGACGTTCCGTCCCAGTGCGCGGTGCCGGAATGTTCTGATGCTTCCTCCACGAATGAGAAGCTGTAGGAGGCGCTTGGCTCTACCTCCACAACCGTCAGGGCCTTCGAGTTCCCGGTGCCATCGTCAAAGCTGGCCGTGCTATTCCCCTCGGACGCGCCCACAATCCGCTCCCAGACGGTCACGGAATGGCGTGCGTTGGCGTCCGCCAGCTCCTGATCAATGGCTACCCGCTTTGTCCACGTCCCACCGCCGGTTACGGAGTGCGCGCTTTGGCCGGTTCCAGAGCGCTCAGAGGCGATAGCCAGGAGCAAGTTGCCCTCTGTGGGGCTGACCACTGTTACCTCTGCCGGGTCAGCACTGCTTTGGTTCAGTGACTGAGCTATGGAAAAGGTAGTCATGGCCGGTTACAGCGTGAACCAGCCAGCCGCATCCACGGTATAGGTGATATCGCCACCGTTCGGCGTGACAGGCAGTCCGGTCTGACCGGTGTCGAGGTAAAGGATCAGCCGCGACGTGCCCGGCGTGCCGGTGTCGATGTAGAGGACGATTGCCTCCGCAGTGCTCCCTGAGACGCTGGACCATGTGGGGTCGGCGCTGTCAAAGGTGCCGTCCGTGAACGTCTTGCTCGCAAGCGTGACCGCCGTGCCAACCACGCCAGACAGATCGTCCAGAAAGTCATGCGCCGCGCTGTAGGTGTAGGTTCCGGTATCCACCAGCGCCGCCTTCACGGTCCCTGCGGACATGTCCGTATTGGCCGAGCCGTTCAGCAGGGCCTCTTTGTATTTGGGGTAAATTGCGTTTGCCATCGTTACTCTCCAGCTATCCTCCTTATGGGATCAGGTGTGCCCATTCCGGGCAGGCCAGCGAGAACGCCGCATAGGCCTCTTGGATCTCATCCGCAGTCTGCTGGGTGTCCTGCCGCGAGCGCGTGGGCAGGGACTTCCCCCACTGCCGGCACAGTTCCGCGCCGGTCTCAGTCCCGCCAGCCGGCGTCGTCCAGTTTGCGCACCCGCTCATCAAGATTGCGGTCAACACGATCACGAATTTGGTCAGCGTTTTCATGGTCTTTCGCCCTCATCTCGATGTAGGTTTCGTCCCGGCCCTGTTTCTTCTTGGACTGCCCCCACAGGACCAGACCGGACAGCAGCGCGCCTGCCGCCGCAAGGTAGCCCCAGATGCGGTTGAGAATTCCCATCACCGCCCCCCGAATTGCTTCGCGATGGCATCCAAGCCAAACGCTCCAGCGGCGAACAGGAACACAGGTGTTGCCATGAACTTCGCGGAATCCACCACGGCCTCCTGCCCTGCCCCGTGTCCATAGACAAAGGCTCCAGCAAGGGTCGCCAGCAACACCCACGCGGTTTCGCGCTTGTAGGTTTTCATTTCTCAGGCCTCATTGCTTGAAATCGGGACGCCGCCGGGCGTCAGGTGAATGCGGCGACCGGTCACGGGAACGCCATCGGGCCACCGGGACGACAGCAGCCGCTCCTTAGCCATCCGGCTTACGGTCACCGCATTGGACTGGTTGCCGCCTAGAACGTGGAAGTGCGTTGCATCCTCACCGTGGTAAAAACCAACATGGCCCTGCCAGGAGTGCGGAGACACGCGCCAGAACACTAGCGTTGCCCCATGCACCGGATCTGTGGACTTGCCCCAGTCGCGCCAATTTCGCGCACCCAGTGGGTTTTCCGGCAGGGCGATGTGCGGATCCGCCAGCCGGTGCGCCGTGGCGACAAACGCGCCGCACCACGGCACGTCCCGAGGGTCAATCCAACTCACCGATTTGTCGAACCAGCGGCGCAGGCGCGCTGTGTCCCGCTGCTCATGCAGGCCGCGGATCTTGGCCGCCTCTTGCATCCACGGCAGCCGGACGCGCTCGTGATCTGGCCTTGGCTCCAAGGCTGCCAGCGTCAGCGGACCGATGTAGGGCCGCGCCCGGAAGCCGATCGATCGCTTGAACGCGACCACTGCCGCATCGGTGCGCGGTCCACGAACGCCATCAATGGGGCCTGGGTCAAACCCAAGCTCCCGCAGCCGGGTTTGCACCCAGCGATAGTCAACTGTCATGGCTTACCTCTGCGGATATATGTCGAACGCATTGCTGGCCCGGCGAACTTCGCGCATGCCGCCATTTGCTGGCTCAATGCGCCATAGTGTGTGAATCCGATACCGACCCGGCAACAGGTCGATCTGATCCACCCATGCCCACCAGCACAGGTCCAGATTATCCGGCAGGCTGTTGTCCGGTCGGTAATCGTTTGCCCCTCTGTGCGTGGAGTATGTGTACCAGTTTCCACCCGCTGTTTGCCGCATGACGGTGACGGTCCATTTGGCGTAGAAGTGGCGGTTAATGTCCCGGTTTACCGTCATTTTCGGGCATTCACCGGCCGCCGCGTTCTCGACATGAATACCGCTCACCTCGAACCACCAGCTCGCTGGCAGAGAGGACAGAGCCGTGCTGTACGCCAGCAGCAGGCCCCAAGCCCCCAAGATGATCTTGCCCCAGGTCATTTCTTCCCCCTCCAGAGGCGAAAGGCGTCCTCAATGCCAAGGGAGAGGATCTGCCGGGAGATATGCTCGCCGGTCAGGGCAATGAGGGCGGAGACCGCGTAGGTGTATGTCTCACCATCCAGATCCAGCCAGGCCACAAGCGGCTGCGTGAACACCAGCGCGCACGCGACCGCTGAAACAGTCGTGGCGATGGCGCCAAAGCAGGTGATGGTTGGCGAAGCCCTGAGCTTCAGCGCTATCGCCGCAGCCATGGCAATCCAGAACTCCAAGCTGGTTATCAGTTCGCGCATCCATTCCCCCTCAGTGCACCAGGTGCCCTGTGAACTCGCTTTCAATCGGCCGCGCCGCAAAGCCCGCCGTGTTCCCCGCCATCCCGTTGACGACTGCGTGCACAGTGATCACGTCTCCGCTGGTCAGTGGCTGGCTGGTGGTGATCGTCATGGTGTCGTCGCCGGTGGTGCCGTTGAACTGCCAGCGGCGCTTGCCGATGGCGGTGCCATTTTGCCGGACCTCGATGTGCCCGCTGGCGGCGGTGGCGATGGAAGACACAGCAACAGAGGCGGTGATCTCATAGAAGGCGGAGACCGTGATAGTGACCGCACCCGTGCCCGTGTTGACGGTCGGAGGTTGCTGGCATCCGGTCGGCACGTCGGTGTCATATGCCACTTGAACCAGCGCGCCGTTGCCAGTGATGCTGCTCTGGGCGTTGTTCGAGTTCATCGACCACGAGCTGAGGCGAGCCGGCAGCCGGGCCGCCACTGGCGCATTGGAATCGTCAATGGGGGTGGTCACGCCCGTATAGCTGTTTGTTCCAATCTCCAGGCGGATTGCATCGCTGTCATATGCGATGGCCGTGGTAGTGAGACGGAAGGCGTTGCCCTGAACGATGGTGTTCTGGTCCGTTGCAGTGGTGGCCGCCGTGCCGCGGAAGTCTATGCCCACCAAATGGTTGACGATGATATTCCCGACGATGGTCATGCCCAGCGTGTCGCCGAGTGCGTTGCCCATGCGGATCGCCGGTACCCGGTCGGTCCCAGTGGTTTTCTCGATGAACACGTTGGACGTGATCGAGAGGCCGTCGCCATTATCGTAGCCAAGCTGGCCGATGCCATAAACGGTAGTGGATGTGTCGGTATCCACCCCGCCGAGGTTGTTGTCCTCGAACAGGTTGCAGGTCACGCTGCCGTTGCGCGTGTTCTGGTCAAGGGTCAGGCCCTCCCAGCCATTGCTGCGGAAGGTATTGTTCGCGATAACGAACCGGTCCAGGCCCGCCGTAGACAGGCCCACCCCATCGTTGTCCTCGAAGGTGCAATGGACCACCGTCGCGCGCTTCGGGCTGCCCGGCGTGTCATCTGCGAAGGCCAGGCCGTTCCGGGTCGAGTTGCGGAAGATGCAGTTTTCAACCGTGCAGTCATCGCCATAGATGAACAGCAGAGTTGTGTCGGTGGTATTGCTCGCCTTGTCGCCATCAAAGGTGATGTCCCGGATCTTGAAGTAATCCCCCAGGACCCTCAGAACGTTGATGTTGTTGTCCACGCCTTTGATAAAGACCGTGTCAGGACCGGAGCCTTGGAAAAGGATGTTGTCATCGGTCTCCGAAAGCAGCACTTGGCTGTCAAAGACGAAATCCCCGGGGCCGAACTTCAGCTTGCCCCCGCCAAGTGCTGTAAGGTGCGCCACCGCAGCAGTTACAGCCGCCTTGTTGTCCGTGCTTCCATCGCCCTTGGCGCCAAAGCTTTCTGCCCAAACGTCTCCGGTGATGGTGATTTGCTGCGGCACGTTGTCTGCTTCAAAAATCAGCACGTCCGCGGCGTCTGTGACCCGGATTTTCAGACTGTCGTCCGAGGTGTAGATCTCCGGGAAAAAACCTGCGGAATCCGCAATCACCGGGCTGGTGTGCGCGGTTGTTTCCGCCAGGTCGGAATAGGTCGTGACAGCCGTGGTGGTCCCGGCTTCATAGACATACAGTTTCGCACCGCCTGCCGGATTGCCATTGCTATCCAGCGCCCGCGGGAACGCCTCGAACGAAAGCCTTGCCATTCGCGCCTCTTATGATCAGAAAAAGGACGCTTCCCGCAGGCGGCGCTTTTTGTTCACGCCGTCATTGTGGGAAGCTAGGGAGGAAATTGCGGATCGCACGTCACCGCCGGAGCGCACTGCCCGGGCCACACCCGACAGGTCATCGTTCCAGGCGCCAGCTCCGTAGTTGTAGGCCAGTGAAACAAGGGCGGCCCGCTGCTGCGGGTCCAAGGCGTTGTACCGTTCCTGACCGATAGCCCGGACTACAGACGGCTCGAATTCCGTGCTGACCCTCCGCGACAGGTCGCGATCTGCCCCAGCCCTGTCCACGGACATACCCTGCCGCACGGGAATGATGCGCCCGTCCTCGGTGGTGATGGTGTCCGACCCGTATCCGGCCCGGTACGCGTTCACGTCCCAATACGGGGTGTTGCTGAACCCCTCGAACTCCCGAAGCAGTGACAGGGCGTCTCCGGCCTCCCGCGTCGGCCCGCCATAGGCTGCCAAGGCGTTGTATTGCGGGCTGGTTGGCTGCTCTGCCAGGGCGTTCTGCATCCGCCGCGCCTGCACGATCTGCGCAAGCGCATTGCCCGCGACATTCGCGGTTTGGAGTTTGGGAAGCATGGGGCCTCCTGAATGTGCTTGAATTCCAATGAGCCAACGCACATCTTTGGTGGATGCGCAGGTTCCTCATTCACGCGGCGATTGCCGTTGTTCTGATCAACGCCCCTTTGTCCGTGTTTTTCGTCGGCTGGGGGCTGAAATTGATCTATGAAGCCGCAGGCATGGCCGTATTCCTGACCGCCTGCGCTTCTATCTCTATTGCGTCTCTAGGGATTGCATCCCTGTTTGATAAGAGCCAAGGCCAAGAGATCCTCCCGCCACGCGACCGATAAGGGCCGCCTCTGCGTTCTTGAGAGGCTGACCAGCCATCGCCCGGCGAACCGCTGCAAGTGCGCGCTGCGCCTCCTCACCGCGGATATTTACCAAGCGGTCGGAGATTTCATCGAAGATGGCCTTTTCCCGCGCAGACATGCTGCGTGGATCAATCCCGGTGATGGTGCGGGTAATGTCCTGAGCGGCTTCCAGCGGGTTGCCCATATTGCCTGCGGTGCGGCGCACCATTCCCGGGGCGGCCTCATCGGACACCTGCTCCTGGATCGACTGACGAATGGCGGTTTTCGAGTTGGTGGCTATGGCCGCGCGCAGTTCAAGCGCCGCAGCGGTCCGATCCAACTCCTGAAGTAGCCTGTTGGCGCGTTGCGTACCTAGGATTTGCTGCAGCTTCCCCACGTTGGCCCGGCTGGACATTTCCTTGACCAGTTGCATAGCCTCGCGAGCGTCGGTGTTCGGGTCGGTGATCGTGCGGCGCACATTGGACAGCGCTTCCTCGATGCCCTCCCGAAGCCCTTGACGCAGCGCCTGTTTGGCTTCCGCTGACACGCCTTGGCGCATGAACTGCTGCACGTCCTCCAGCGTGGTGCGTCTGGACAGCATATTTTTACCCAGCGCCAGGGCTTCGTCGCGCTGGATCTTGTCGCCTCCGATCCGCAGAGCGCGCCCATACTCCGGCACAGCCTCACGGACGGAGTCCCGCAGTTGCGCGGCGAGACGCCGGGCGCGGTTGCCAGCCTCAGTAAAGCGCCCGAACTGGTCAGTATTGCCGCGCGCCACGTCGTCCAGCGCTCGCTTGAGGAAATCGAGTTGCTGAACGTTTGGCATTTCACGGAACGCCACGCTACCGTCGTCGGCGATTTCAGCCATGATCTGCTGGTTGCGCAGTCCCGCCGCAGTCATGGCGTCGTTTGCCTCCTGCACCGCTGACTGCATAGTGCGGGCCGGGACGCGGGACAGCACCTCCTCAACCTTCCGTCCTGATGCCGCCGCGTAGTCAATCGGCTTGGAGTAGGCCAGATCATATGCCGCCTGCCGCGCCGGGGAGGTTTCTGAGGCAATATCGCGCGCTGCCGCCTTCACACCGCCAGGCTTGCCTAGAAGCCCATCGAGGGTTTGACCGAGGCGCTGCCCCACCTGTGTTGCCCTGGTTTCTGCTGCGTCACGCGCGACACGCAGCGCAGCGCCGCCTGTGTTGGCGCTTGCGTCCAGCAGTGCGGCAGTTCCCGGGCCAGCATCTGCGAGCATGGCATCATCCCCAAGTTGGGACAGCCGCGCCGCCGCTGCATCGAGGTCGTCATTTGCCAGAGCCTGCTTTACCACCCGGGCCGCCTCCGGCTTTAGACCGAATTCGTCCGCGATGGTGCGAACGTCCAGCCGCTTTATGCGCTTCGCCATGGCGGTCGCGCCCTCACCGATGAGACTTGCGAAGGGTCCAAGCGCCGCCGCCATGCCGCCACCAATCAGCGCACCCTTTCCGGCCTCAGCCAGACGTTCTCCATCCTCAGCGCGGCCGGCAAAAGACGCCGCACCCTCGACCGCGCCGCCCGGAGCAGCAACCGCGCCAACGCGCAACGCTCTTGTGAGTGCATTCCCGCCGCGAGACACAAAGTCCACCGCCTTTGCTCCCGCTGCGCCCGCCGCCAGTGGGATTGCCGAAGCGACACCGCCGCCGATATTCAGCGCCATGGATTGTCCGGGGCGCTGACGTTCAAAGGCGTCCGATACCCGACGCATGGTATCTGCAGTTTCAGGTTGCCCCAACGCTCCTACTGTTTCGTCAGCAAACTCACCAAGAATAGGGATGCCCTGCACCGCTTCCTGCACTCGACCGGCAACCGGATAGGCGGCAATCACGCGCTCGTCCTGCGCGGCCTGCAATGCTGGATCCACAACCTGACCTGCGGCATTTTGAAAAGCCCCCTCGGGCGGTTGGCCGTATGTGCCATCTGGGTTCCGCTGGGCTGCGTCCGTCTGGCTGCTGCGGCGGCGCGCCAGTTCGCGCTTGGCTTTCTCGACAAGCGCCGCTCTCAGAGCATCGCTCATCGCTCATTCTCCCGGATGAAGGCATCAAGTTCATCATCAGTCATGGTTTGAAAGTTTGGCATTCCCCGCACCCGATCCTGCAGTTCGGCAGCCTGAGCAGCAGTCTGGTTTTTCGACAGGATGCGCTCGCGTTCGGCGGCAAACTCCGCACGACGGTCTTTAATCTCTTGCAGGACGGACCGAAGTCTCGCCGGGCTTTGCGCGGCGTCAAGGTTGCCCTGAATGGCCTGCAGGAAAGCAATTTCCTTTTCGGTAACAGCACCAAGCGCCCCTCCAGTTGGAGAAGCATCACGCATTGCTTGCAGTTCCTCAAAGCCTAGGTTGGCCTTGACGGTATCAAGCACTGCCTGGAAGTCGCGCGCACCACTTTCCGGGACGCCGGAGAGCATAGACCCGAACCCAGCGACCCAGCGACCGCTCTCATCAAGCATCTGCATCGCCTTGTCGATATTGGAGTTCACAATGTCGGATTTGCGCTGATAACCGGCTTGCGCAAGGTCCGACTTCCGGCCCGCATCGCTCCGCTCGGTCTCCACGTCGCCGCCCGGGATGGGTTCGTCAACAAACGTGCCGCGGTCAGCGTCCCAGCGGCGCTGGAACCCCTTCGGTGGCTTGTCCACGATTGGAAGCTGGTTGGCCGGATCGCCGGTGTTGACGTTGACGGTGGTGCCTTTGCTGGTCAGCGGCGTACCTGCTGGCAGAAGGCCCGCATTTATGTCCGCCTGTGTCTTGCCTGCTGACGATAGCGGCTTCGGCGGGGCGCTGAACTCCCTGACCTTGGTCAACTTGTCCAACAGGTTCTCATATGGCGCGACAAATGCCGGGAACTGATCCAGGCTCTCAAGAGGCTGCTCGCCAACTGAGGTGATCAATGCATTCAGGTCTTCGAGGTTTCCACTCTGATAAAGCGGAATGCCCTTTGCTAGTGCCCCTTCCAGCTCGGCGGCCTTTTGCGCTGCCTCGGTGGCACTCAGACTTCGCGCGTACTGCTCAAGCTTCATGTCAAGCTCCTGCGCCTGCCGGTCGGCCGACTGCTGCCGCAGGTCCATCGCCTGATGCGTGTTCCGCGCCTGCAGCGCAGCCATGGGGTCCACGCCAGCCAAAGCCGCCAAGGCATTCTGGTTGCCCTGCGCAATCCCCGCGCCGTGCTGCTGGTACACATCATCCAGCCGCCGGTTGCGGTTAAACTGCGCCAGCGCGTTCCCGGTGCCGACTGCCCGCGCCACACTGCCAAGCACATTCGGTCCCATCAGCTAAACACCCCCATTTTGCCCAGTGTGTAAATCCCGGAGATATCGCCAATCGTGCTGTTCAGGGCGTTGGCCTGGTTCATGTATCCACTGGCCCGGGCATTGCCTGCCGCCAGTGCGTTCTGGCTCACAGCGCCTGCATAGTTCTGGCCTGCGCCGATCTGCTGATTGGTGGCGGTCTGCCCGACCCCGGCCATGCCCGCGAGGCGGTTCAGGTAGTTGCCGTATTCGTTCGATGCGAGACCGGATGCATAGTCTGCCCCGGCCTTCAGCGTGCCGCCCGACAGGCGAAGGCCCCGGGCCGCGGCCATGCGCTCGATTGCCTTGTTGCCCTGGTCCAGATTGAACTGAAAGCCCGGCGTTTCCTGGAACCCCCGGTAGTCAAACCCTTGATTTTCATCAATCCAGTCTTGCGCTGCGCCACGGCTGTCGAAAGACCTATCCCCGACCATATACGTCGTTGTGTCCGGGGTGGCCGCCATCCCGCCAATCGAAGGTGGACGATTCCGGCTCCAACTCTTGGTGTATGGGTTGAAAAACAGCCCATCGTGGTTCGGCTGGAGAGCATTTCCAGGCTGTGCCGGAGTGCCTGGTGTGAACACCTCCGCAATCTGATAGTCCTTGCTCTCCGGTCGGTCGGCAAGGCCAAGCTCGTAAGAGAGCGCCGACAATGCGTTCAAGCCCTGCTTGCGCTGAGGCTCTGTCAGCTCCACGCTGCGGTCGAAAATGTACCGTTGGGTTTGGTTCGCCTGATCCGCGGCGGCGGTCTGCGCCTTGGCGGCCTTGGATGCGCTGGAGGCGCTGGCCACTCCGCCAATTAGCGAACCGCCGATAAGTGCTCCTACTGGCATTTTTTCCACCCCTGCAAGATTACATCGCCGTCTGGTGTCGGCATTCGTCCGTATTCGAAGAAACCCAGCCTTCGCGCGAAGGCGATGGCGGGTCGGTTAGCCTCTGGTGTCCACCCGGTGATCAGGTGAACCTCCCGGCTGTCCCAAAAGGCGCTGAGAACATCGAGCGCCGGCTCTTTCAGCCGCCCCCAGCCCTCGGGCTTGACGCCGTAGTGCGCAGTCCAGACGCCCGGCCACAGGCCGTAAGCAAACACCCCGCAGATCGGCCCGCACGCCCAGAACTCCAGTGGCTGCTCGTCTGTTATGTCCTCCGGCAGAAAACCGATCTGCTGGGACTGGTCTTGGAAGAACTCCCGCGCCTCCTGCGCGCTGATCTGCTCTGCCATCACGTCTTGATCAGGAAATTCACGCCCAGAACCGGTGGCAGGATGCTGAAAGCTGTGCCCGAACCTGCGCTATCCACGCTGATGCCTGTTGTGGCGCTGGCATTGGTGCCGCCCGCCGTTGCATTGTTGACCGTCACGCCGGTTGTGCTGCTGCCAGTCGTCCCGCCGCCTGTGGCCGAGGTCACATCGCTACCCGTCGCGGCATCCGCCGCCCCCGCGGCCTGGTCCACGCTATGTGTGTGCCCGGGATCCGTGATTGTGTGATTGTGAGGCGTGCCGGTGAAGGTGTGCGTGTGGCCCGGGTCCGTAATCCCGTGCGTGTGTGCCGGCATGTTGGCTGCCGAAAGCGTTTGTGTCAGCGCGCCGGCGGTTCCGAGAAGTGATGCAGCACCGCCCGCACCCATCAGGATCAAATCCTCTGCGTCTGGCAGGCTGAAGCTCGCGCCCGAGCCGCCGAAGGTGTAGCCGATGATCGCAAACAGTTCCGGGTAGCTCGTGGTGCTGATCGACTGCCCATTGCACAGGAGCCATTGACCGTCTGACGGCTCCGTGCTGGCGAGTGTTGGAAGCAGAGATCCGGTTGGCGGCCGCTGGCCCTCCTGAGTGTTGGTTTGGTTCAGAAGCTGGTCCAGAAACCGGAGAAACCGGATATCCGGAAGAACCTCGTTTCCGACGACATAGCCGATCAACTGCCGCGGGCGGAATGACGGCAGCTTAGCCATACTTCGCCCCGTTTATGTCGCGCTGCACTGCGTCGGTAATCCGGATCCGGAACTGAAACCGGCGGGAGGTGCCAAGCCCGTTCCATGTCACCCGGCGGAAGTGCTGCCCCAGAGCGCCCAGATTCCGCCATTTCTCCAGGCCCCAGGTGTGGCCGTCCTTGCTGACCTGCAGCATTACCCGGCCTGTGGCGTCAACATCACCGGAGTCGATGTTCATGTGAACGCGGTTGATGGTGAAGAAATCTGCCTCCGCCACCGGCTGGGAAATTGCCTCTGCCTCCAGCACGCCGCCGAGATCCTGAAACGTTTCCTTGTCCAAAGTGGCAACGGCACCCGTGCTTGTACCGACGAGGAAATCGCCGTCCGTCTCCCGCACGCTGCACAGCCCGGCGAAGGCCACCTCTCCTACCCCGGTGGAGAACTCGCACCACAGGCCCGTGGTGATGTCGTAAACCACTGCAGGCTGGCCGGTGAGTCGGATCACGAAGAACTTGTGGCCCCTGTCATCCACGATGAACGCCCGGCTCAGCGTACCCGCGGCGATGGTCTTTTCAATCTCCCTGGTGCTGATCACCGTGGGAGAGGATCCGGTGGAACGATAGGCGCGCTTGTCCTGCCCCACCCAGAACACCGCGTTGTCCTCTTTTGCCATCGTGCCGGCCACCGCGCCGCGCTCGATCCTGGCTCCGGTGTTGCGCTCGAACGGAAACGCCGCGTTCCCGCTGTTGAACCAGATTTCAATCGTCTTGCTGCCAAACAGCCATATTTCCCCGTGGTCCTCAACAATTCCTACCAGCCGGTCTGCCGAACTCTCCGCAAAGGCGAAGTCAAGCGCGTCAAAGGTGGTGCCATCATCCAGGCCGCTGATCGTCAGAGCATCCGCGCGGCCCCCTGAGGTGCCGATCACAAGGAAGTAGCCATCCAGGAAGGCAACACCTATCGGGCTGGTGACTGCGCCTGTGGTGTATTCCGTGGTCGTGGTGCCGTTGCAAATGTAGTATTTTCCGCCAGCGACAATGGCGACCTCATCGCTGCTGGATGCCATTTGGGTATTCACGTCATCCAGTACGCCGCCAACATCCGTGGCCGTTCCGCCGCTGATCCTGTAGACCCGGCCTCCGGCAACAGCGTAGACCGTGCCGTTCAGGTCCTCCATGGCGCGCACCGGCCCGGCGAGGCTGTACTTGCTCAGCAGACCGGAGCGCCCCAGAACAACTGCGGGAGCAATGCCGTCCGCCTGCCGCAGGAAGTAGTTCTTCAGGCGCTCGCCGCTGTATCCCGGCTCATCCTTGCTCTGCCGCGCGAAGGGGATCAGGGGCATTAGTACCTCACCGCCATTGATACCCAAGCGTGCCGTCGCGCTCTTTCTTGCTCGGCACCTCGGTCACAGCCTTGTCAAACGACACGGTGTCGATGGTCAGATATGCGGCTTGGATCGCACGGAAAAAGTCATCCGCATTGAAGCTGGCGGGCAGATTAAATTCCGGCCCAACCGCCTCCGCCAAAAGCAGGACGGTGCCATGCTCGTACTCCGGTCCAAGCGGGAAAGTGTCGCTGAGGCCCTTGTCAGTGTGCGTGATATCGACGCCGCGCAGCTTCCACTCATGAAGCATGGCGTTCAACTGCTCGTTGCCTTCATCGGCCTGCTCAGCTTCGAGGCTCTCGCCGGACCCCGCAATCCGGGCCTTGCGATACGCCCGCGTGACGATATCCCGCATGGTCGCCATGGGTTAGCCCTTGCGCTTCAGTTTTGCGGGGGTGTCCTGCCAGCCCTTCGATGGCCGGCCCTCAGGGAACAGCTTGGCCTCAACCTCGCCATCCACCAAGCGATATCCCCATTGGGGGACGCCTTTGGTTTCTGCCTTCTCGGTCATGGTTTCTGCCTTCTCGGTCATGAAAGAAAACCGGGGCCGCTACAGCCCCGGTGTTTGCCTTAACCCCAGAGCCGGCAAGCCAGATCCGGGTAGATCGCTTTGCGGCCATAGAGGATATCCAGGCGGATGATGTCCTCGTCGCTGTCGATGTCGTAGTCTTTGACAACACGAATGCTCAGGCCGTTGTGGCTCTCACGCGCCTTGAAGGCCACGCCATCCGGCATCTGCAGCGGGCAAGTCACCAGCGCAAAGGCGTTCTTGTGGAAGCCCATGTTCTGCGGATAGGCCGTGCCGCCGGTGCCCAGAACAGTGATTGCCGCGTCATCGGCTGGCGCCGCACCGACGGTCTGCTGCGGGCCGCTGGTGATAATCGGCGGCGAAATGGTCAGAGCCGCCGGGCCGGTGGACGCGCCGGAGTCCGCATCTGCCAGAACGGTGAACTGCTGCAGATACGGCATCACGGTTTTGCCGGTCGATCCTTCACCCGGAACCGGGTTCACAGCGTAGACGCCAGCGATGGTGAACACGTCACCCGCCTTCAGAATACCGGTGGTGGAGTTCGTCCAGCCATCGGTGTTCAGCGTCTGCGACCAGGTCGCCCCAGTGGCAGCTGCATAGGTCACATTCTGCGCGCCGCCATTGACCAGGGGGGTGCCGGTGGCAACGCCCACGGTGTGGGACTGCACGTTCTGGGTCGAGAAGGTATCGAAACCCGCCACATATCCGACAGACGCGCGCTCATAGGCCGATTTGCCCATTGCGCCGACGCTATCCAGGGTCAGCTGATTGCCCGCAACGGCATAGTGCGCCGCCGGGTTCATGACCATAGACCGGCCATCCGACATAACCGCCATTTCGTCCAGCCGCTGTGCGGCATCCGCCACATTTGCGAAGCTGGCCGGGGTGGTACCGGGGGTGCCGACCGAGTTCCAGGCGGTGTAGTACAGGCCCATCAGGGACCGGTCCACGGTGTTCGCCAGGGTGATGGCGGCGGGCTTGATGTAGCGCTCCGAATACTCCTCGACGGACAGGGTCAGATCCTGGGTCGTGAACTTCCAGGAGACGTGCTTGCGCTGATCCACGGTGATCGAGGTGCTTTTTTCCTCGACGTCCTGGTTCACGCGGGTCGCGCCGTCAGCGGTGTAGAATTTCACCGGACGGCGGATCGACACAGTATCGCCTTGCCCGCCGGTGAATTCCTTCTTGTATTCCCGGTGCACGCGGTTCGCCATGACCAGGTTGTTTTCCAGCTGCATCAGCGCCTCTTTGGCGATCAGGCTGGGGGTGATGAGGGCATTAGCCATTCCTCAGTTCCTCAGATTTTGCCTGCTGCACGCGCGGCCTTGTATTCGGCCATCGTCATATCCTTGGGGTCTTTCAACCCCGACGATTTTCCTTTGACCGGGTTCACGGGTGCAGGGGCTTGGGTGGTGGTCCGGGGCTTGGGCGTCTGCGCTGTCACGGTGCGTTCCAGCATCCGCATTGCCCCAACGAGTTCCGGCGCCGGCATCTGCGCGAGTTCGCGCGCCAGCTCCTTGTTCATCCCCAAGTGATAGGCGACGTCAGCACCGTTGTCGGACAACGCGATAAGGTGCGCCATGTCCGGGGTGATTGAAACGTCAGGGGCCTGCACGACAGCATCGAAGTCCGCGTATCGGGTGCGCGCTTCGTCGGACTGGGCTGCCCAATTCTGGGCGGCTTCCTCTGCCTGACGCTTCTGCACATCCTCGGTCTGCTTCTTGCTCTCTGCGGCCTCGCGCTCGGCTTCTTGGACTTGACGGCTGTTCATTCGTTGCTCAGCCTTGTAGGCCGAAAGCTCCGCAAGATATTCGTCGTGGTCCGTGAAGTCCTCCATCTTTGGGGGGGTAGATTCCACGCCCTTGAGGCGCGCCAGCTCACGCTCCGCCTTGTCTGCCCGCTCCTGGGCTTCCTTGGCTTCTTGCTTCACGCGGTCCATCTGCGCCTTTCGGCGCTGGTTCCGCGTTGTGCGCTCGCTTTTTTCCTCGGCCTCCGGTTTCCCGTCATCCTCGGCGGGCTGTTCCGCATCGGTCTGCCCTTCTGTGTTTTCCGTCGCTTCCGACGCCTGATCTGCCTCAGGGGTCACGGCTTCCGGGGCTGCTCCCGCTTCCGGGGCTGCCTGCGCTTCTTCCGTCATTGCTCGATTTTCCTTAGAAAATGGGGCCTTGCCCCTGTTGCATTAGCCCTTGAAGGGCACGGGCGACTTGCTGCTGCACGAGCTGCGAAATCGCCGCGTCAAGCTGGCCGTTTTGAAGGGCCAATTCCAACGAGGCTGTTGCGGCCTCTGTCTGCGCCTTTTGCGCATCCGCCTCGGCCTCTGTGGCCTCTGCGTCCGCTTTGCGCATCTCGGTCTGCTGGGCCGCCATCTGCATTTCTTCTGCCTTGGCCTGCTCTTCCATGGCTGCCTGCATCTGTTTCTTTTCCTCTGGCGACAGGTCCTCCATGTCCCGGAACTGCGGGGGCAATGCCTTCTTGAGGCGGTCTGCAAAGCGGTCGGCATCCGGCCAGTCCATCGACTTAGCGATGAGGTCACCCGTGACTTGCGCCGCACCCGGGACAGCCCGGATGAATTCCAGCATCCCCTCTGCGGTCTCCTGGCGACGGGTTGCGTAGTTCGGGCCGACATTCACACGGATATCGTACTTGCCAACGGTCAGGTCATTGACCGGAATTGCCATAAGCGTGCCATCCGGCGACACGCCAATCTGCTGCTCGTTGATGCGCTCCATTTTCTCCGCATCATCCTGGCCCAAGATGCGGATCGTGCGTTTGGTGTCGTAAATCTTCGGGATCATGTCCACGATGATGCGCCCGGCCGTTCCGATAGCCTCCGCCATGTTGTCGGAGTAGATTGAGGTGGACACGTCGCTTTCCATCTGGCGCTGCCGGATCGCAACGCCTGATTTCTCGTTGCTGGCGTTGCCAAGCGCGCTGTCATAGATGCCGGTGGTGGCCTTCAGATCCTCTGCCGCACTCATGACCTGCTCGAACATGGCTTGTGAGCTGATCGGAGGGGTCGCTCGCTGCGGCGGCGGGGCCTTTTCGTCGGGGTGGTATGGCAGATATGGTCGGTTCTTCTGGTTCGCCTGATTCCAAAAGGTCTCAAGCCCGGCAATCTGCTTGGCGGTCACAATGTACGGCGCTTTCGGCTGCAGCGCGGCAAATTCGGTCTGTGCAGATCGCCAATAGTTGTACATCTGCTGCGCATCTTTGGCGTAACGGATCACACTGGACCTGTGGACGCGGTCGCCAACGTGCCATTCCTCCCCTGTCACAGCCACAACCGGGATATAGCGGCAAGGCTGCTCCTGCGGCCCGTCAAGCACCTCCTGCCCACTCAGCTTAGCCCACATGACCTTGTGCGACTTGACCTTGCGGCGCTTCGCCAGGGGCATCGGCGCCACAAACTTCTCCGCCGGGATCACCTCGCCGCTCTGAAGCAGAACAATTTCCCGCTCTACCGGCTCTTTCCAGTAGTATTCCGCGACAACAACCTTGTCGTTTTCCTGCCAGTGCTCCAGACCGTCGGTTGCGCCATCGGCCTCAACGTCTACGGCCTTTTTCCCCGGATATGCCGCTTCGAACTCATCCCGCGCCATTTGCTCGGTGATGAAGATGTACCCTGCGTCCTCTCGGGTCGGCAATTCCGCGGTCGGGTCGCAATAGACGCTGAGAGGGTTGCGGATACCCTTCAGCTTAATCTCCTGCAGAAAGCTGTCGTCGCTCTCGTAGTCCGTGAGGATGCGAAACCATCCGATAGAACTTGCCGCGGCCTGCTCCGCCGAGCGCTCATAGATGCGGCTGGCGTTGCTGGAATACTCAATCTGCCGGATCAAGCCTTCGTAGATCTCGGCAATATCGCCGCTGGCTTCATCATCCGCCGGAATAACATTGATTGCCGGGTTCATGCGGCGAATGTCGCCAGTCACTTGGCGCACAAACTGCGGCAGCCGGTTCATCGTGAGGCACGGCTTGCTCTCGCTCTCACGTTCGCGGCGGATATCCTCGGGCCATTGCTTGCCCACCAGCTTTTCGAGGTCGTCCAGTTCCTCCAGACGGTTTTCACGGTCTGCCTCGATGGACTCCGCCATGCGCGAGCGGGCGAGTTTCAGCAGCTTTTGATGCTTCATGATGCTAGGAACCCTCCGCCGCTTCCGCGGCTGCCGTAGAACCGGGACACATCAGGAATTGTGTCCACCATGTCCGGGAAAAGCTCAGTGCACGCCCAAACCAGCGCGTCCGCCCGATCTGGGCTGTTATCGCCCTGATAGCCTTCATTGGTGAATTGGGTGAGCTGGTTTTCCAGTTCGGGCATCTGCCCTACGTGCCGAACCCTGCCCTGCGCATACAGCGCCGCCACCGGCTCGGCCCTGACGTGCTTGCCGCGGGTTGCGCGGACCTGAATAACATTGACGTGAGGGGCTACCGTCCGAATGGTATGCTCAACCATGTCGCCACCCTGGTTAACCTCCGCGACAATCGCATCAGCCTGGTGCTTGTGATACAGCGCAACCGCGGCTTTCGCCCAATCTGCCGGGGAGCCGCCTTGGCTGGCGTCCTCCAGAACATACCCGGCTTGGTCCTGATCTGATCCCGCTGCACCCACCGCGACTATGCCGTGCTCGTTGCTTTCTTCTGTGTTGGTCGTGGCCGGGTCGATTGCAATCACTGTGCGGCGCAGATCCGGTGCCCGTGATACCCGGTATGCGTCAATACCACCTTGCGACCATAGAGCGCCAGGAAGGTCTCCCAGGATTTCCGCGTTTAGTTCCTGCCTGCCCAACCGTGTGCCGGCGTACCTTTGTTCCACTTTGCGCAAGAACGCCTTTGCGAGGTTGGCCCTGTTGTCCATGGTGCTACCGCGGGTGACATGCACCTTGCCTTCCTGCCCAGCCACCATTGCCTTGACCAGTTCAGTGGGCCTAGGGGTCGTCGTGACCAGCACACGCGGATGGTCGCCTAAGCGCAAGCCAAACTGCAGCATATCCCATGTTTCGCGGGCATAGCGCCATTTAGCTAACTCATCGCACCATGCGGTATCGAACTGAGGGCCACGAAGCTGGTTCGGCTCAGTCGCGTTGTAGCCCAGGGCCACAGCTCCATTCCTGAACGTCACCCGCACCGGCTTAAAGCGAACGTGCGGACGCTCATGCTCTGGGAATACAGACAACAATCCTGAATCCCCGTTGATCATGACCTCCTCAAGGTCTTTCTGCGTCTCCGCAATGAGAGCTATGCGCTTCGCCCCTGCCTGCACCTGCTCCCTGATCCACTCGGCACCGGTTCTGGTTTTGCCCCATCCCCTGCCCGCTAGGCACAACCAGACGTCCCAATCGCCACTTGGCGCTACCTGATCCTGCCGCGCCAGAAAGCCACGCCAATCGAAAAGAAGGGCCGCGGCCTCCTGATCGGTAAGCTGCGATAGAGCTTTCGCCCTCTCATCGGCGGGGAGCGCGGCCAGGCGCTCGGCAAGAGAACTCATTCACTGGCGCGGTCTGCAAGGGTGTTCAAAAAAGCCGCCAGTTTGCCCGAGCCACTTTCGGTCTGGATCGGCCCGCCGTCAGGGCCGGACACTTCATGCTTGCTCCGGTCAACGAACATTCCTAGATGCTTGCCCAGCTTTTCGAGCGCCGCCATTTTGTCCCAAGCCCGGATCTTGTGGACATGCTCGACAATCGGCCGGCCTTCCTCGTCCTGCTCGCCGCTTGGCTTCTTCACCACCTCAACAGAACTGATGAACCCCGCCACATCATCATCCCAATCTTGCGCATCGATCAGCGCGCCGCCTGGCGTCAGCACCTTGCGCAGATCGGAGAACGCCACCTTCGCCAGTTCCTGCAGAACGCGATCCTGCGTGATCTCGGTGCGCTCGGCCCGCCGCTCCATGCCTTCTTGAACAGCCTTCTGGATTTCAGGTTTTTTCAAGAGGTCGAAGCCCTGACGGCCGGCTGTTTTCTCGCTGTACCCAGCACGAATTGCCGCCTGCGTAGCGTTCAGGTCGATCAGGTATTCTTCCGCGAAACGCTTCTGTTTTTCATTCATGGTCGCGTTATCGCCGCTCATAGGGGGCAACCTCCGCTGTTGAAGTTTGATTAGACGTCAATCACGGCGATCTTGTCGCCTTCCTTCAGTGGGCCGAAGTCGCGGCAACCGCCTGCAGGAACCATGTAACTTGTAGATGCTGAGGCAATCGGGTTCTGCCCGAAAACCACATAGACAGACCCGCCATCAGAGCAAACTGACGCATACGCGCCGCCCGGTGCGGTCTCTGACCCCTGCTGAGTTGTTCCAGAGGACGTGATTTCTTCCGCCTTGTCTGGTGCCGGCGCAAGCACTGGAGCGCCGCCGCCCATCGCGCTTCCATAGGTTACGTGGACTGTTGCCATAGTTCAGGCTCCTGTGCTGAGAATGCCGTTAGCTGCCAGGGGTGCGCAGCCGCTCTGTCAGGCTGGGCCGCCAATCATCTTCTACGCCGCTTGTCTCAATATCCTGCTCAAGGGCGCGGCAGATCATCCCGTCGAATGCACAGAGAGGCACGGCGCCGCCTGTGTCCCACCGGCATACGGCGTTCCCGTTGGAGGTGATTGCCACAATCGCATAAGCCACAACGTCCTGAGTGCCGATCTCACGGGCCGAGGACACCATCTCATCCCGCTTGGCCCTCTGGTTGCGGCGCTCGATGGTATTCTTGTGCAGTGACAGCTTTACGGGACGCTTGGCCATGCCTGCTCCTGTGCTGGTGCCGGGGATGTGCTGAGAAAGGTGTGTGAGGCTCGGTTTTGCGAGGATGCCGCCCCGACCGGATATCGTCCCGCCAAAAAGCGGCTATGCGGGTCTTTCCCCGCTTGTCAGCCTCGAAATGCAGTAGCACGCGCCCTTTCCTCAGTTCCGAAACCGGGGGCGCGTGGTCGGGCACGACCGGAGCAATCCAGGTGCGGCCTTGCCCGTGACTATACCACATCTGGACGTTGCATCAAGGGGTTGTGGGCCTTACCAAATAGGCCATTCCCCAAGCTGCAAATGCAGGGATTGGCCAGTCCAAGTGCTCAAGCCTGATGCAGTTCGCCAGGTCAACCAAGGCTAGCGCTGAAAATGCAGCGCAGAGTATCGGGCGCTTGATAAGATAGGCGGTTAGCGCATCCATCACGCCACCCCCTTCACATCCAGTGGGTCAATCCGCACCTTCACCGAGCGCCCGAACATCTCCGCCTCTGCCTCGATCATCGGGTGAAGGTCATGCGCCGCCTGCACCATCCGCACAAAGTTCGCTGCCCTGTCCATGAACGGCCCCGCCAGCACCTCCAGCGCCGCGCCAGGCTCGAACTGGCACATGGCCGCCCGGTCCCGGCTGTCGATGATGCGCTGTGCCTCTGCGTTCTCCTGCTCCACCTTGCTCAGGAAGGGCTGAACGTGCCGGCGCACCTCCTGCGGGCTTACGGCCATCAGTGACGGGCTGAGGCCGCGGCACTGGATTGCCTTGGTGAACATAGCCGCGGGGATCTCTGCGAAGATATAGCCCGGGAGGTAGGCCGATGTGACCGGCTCGGCGTAGCGCTTCTTGCCTTGCCGCTTGAACTCGATCCTGCGTGGGGCCACTGCCTCAAGGCCGAGGGCGCGAAGCTGGCGCTCTACAGCGAACTCGCCGCGCTCCTTGTCCGCCCCTGGCGACGGGGCGATGTGCCGGGTTGTTGTAATGCCAAGATACCAGGTCACTCCCCTGCCTCCCTCTGCGCAGTCGCCGAAATGAAAAGCGCCGGCCTGTTGCCGCCATCTCCCCCACCACGCGCGGAACGGATTTTTTCGATCAGACCCCGCTTGCACAGATCACGAAGCGAACGCAGCGCCTGCGCCTTGCTGCAATTAAGCGCCGCCATAACGTCCCAGGACGACACCGGCTTGGACGCCATCGCCAGCACCTGTTCCGTCCGCGCCGCCGCCTTCACCACTGCGGGCTTGATCTTGACCGGGTTTGCCAAGGGTGAGGCCGGCAGCCGCGCCTTCGGATTCCGCAGCCCGCCGAACTCCCGGCGATACCCAGCCCGGTACACGCTCTCCCACGCCCGCGCTTCGGCCGGGCTGTACTGCGCGAGGGTCTGCGCGCTGATCTTATGAAGTGCGTTCATTTCGTCTGCTCCTTGCCGTTAGTTCAACCATTAAACTATCTTTATGGGCCGCGACCCGCGTCCTTCCCCCCGCTATTGAAACGTCTCCCTCTGGCGGGAGAGGCCTGCTGGAGGCCAGAGAAAGCCCGTCACTGACGATCCGTATCCACGCGCTGCCCGTAACGTGGGCCATCCGCCTTCCCCCTGGGGTTCTCACCCAGCCCGCCGCATCGGCGGTCCCCAGTCTGTCGTGGCCGTCTCTCTGGCCCCTATAGCTGGTGGGATTTAGTAGGCACGCTTCTCTGCCGGGCCAGACGGGGCCGCTTCGGCAAGGGTCGGGTCACTTCCCCGGATCTTCCCCATTGGTTTCGCCCAACGGTCAAAGGCGGCAACGGTGCGGCGGTTTCTTTGCGATGTGCCCGGGTATCCGGTCTGCTCCAAAGAGTTTCGCCATTCTCAGCAATCCGACCGCTGCCCGGAGCGCTGAGCTATAGGGTCAAGTCATTCCGCAGCCTCCAGCACGTCCAAATGCACGTCCTCACCGGCCTGGATGGCTCCTTGCGCCTTCCATTCCCGATAGAGGGATTTGGCGAACTCAGCCTCTTTCTGGCTGGGCGTGTCGCCTTCCTTGACCAGCTTCATGAAGGATTTGCCGAACCCATGAGCGTCGGAACCTTCGAGGGTTCGCAGGACGTGAAACCACCAGCGGGCGGCCTCCTCCAGTTCCGGGTCTTTCAGGCCGGGGAAACGGCTTGCCGGTGCTGGTACGTCATGCGGGTAATTCGATACCTTGCTGAGGAAGTTCTGGCGCTCGAAGGCTGGCAGTTTCTGCCACAGGGCAAAGAACAGCTTTTTGACAAGCACCTGTTCCTCGCCGCTGGTGCGCGCCAGGCCGATGCCCTCTGCGTATTGCAGGATGCGCAGCTTCGCGTTCATGCCAGCCCCTTCTTCTTGAGCCAGGCCGCGAAACTCATCCGCGACCGCGGGGCCATACCCTCAACAGCCACAACCGCCGCCGCCATCAGCTCGTTCTGCGATGCGCCGGCAGCCCACATGCGGGCCGTTGACAGAACCTCTGCCTTGTCCTCGGGGTCTAGGGGTGGCAGAAACTCCCAACCGCATTCCAGAGCGCTCTTGGCTGTGTCAAAGGCCGTGTCTCCGGGCATGGCGCGCAGGGCCGCCCATGCGACAGAGGCAAGCTCCTCCTCTGTCAACTTGCGGCTCAAAGTTGGACTTGCTGCAAGCCACGCATCACGATTATCCTCGATCAGGCAGCACAGAATTGCCTTCGCCGCGTCTTTCCGGCGCGCCATATCGCCCGCCAGCTTCTGAGACACAGCGCCAACAGGCTTCCATGTTCCCGCTTCATCCCCATTGCGTTCAGGAGGGGCTGCTTTACTATCGTCATAAGCCATTCTCGCGTTCTCCATTTGCTACGCGTGACGGTCAGGCCTGCTCCGGTGTGTCCGCACCGTTGCGGGCCGTTTCATTGATGGGGTTCAGGTCTTCTGCCGCACACGATGCGTTGAAGCGCTCGACAAGAAGCCGGATCTCCTCTGCGCGAGACTGAATGCCGCCTGGAATGCTTGTTGCGGTGACAATACACGTTCCTGACAGGACATCTGGGCATCGCATGTACGTTCCGCCCATCAGCCAGCGGTCGTCCGGGGTGGCCCCCATCTGATGCAGAAGGTCGTGTAGAGCCTTCAGCCGGTTGTCACTGTCGCCCAAGTGGTTCTCTGGCATCCGAACATCGGTCCAGTACCATGTCTCCGCGGTCAGAGGCTTGTATCCGGACTTGGCGCGCGCCTCATTCATGCGCCAGCCGGCTTCCTCGAACCATGCGGCGCACTGTGGGGTCTTGCGCTTGTTTTTCCCGCCGCCCTGGTAGAGGCGGTTGACTGACGGCGGCAAAGGCAATGTCAGAGTAAAACTTGCCATCACGCTTCCCCCTCTGCCTCGCAGCGCGCATCTGTTACGATGGCGTTGAGGACGTCGATAATGGAGCATTTGGAGGCCCAAGCCTGCGTCTGCAGCCAGGCTCTGTTTTCGTCGCTGAGAAGCTGCGGCGCCCCGGCTTTTCCGAACTTGATGCTGTGCTGGCTTGCAACCGTCCGAACGGTTTTCGGGCTGCTGCCAGAGGCGGCGGCGATCTCAAACGCTGACCGGTTCGGATTGGCCGCCAACTCAGCCAGGATAGCGTCTGTTATGGGGCGGCGGCTCATGACTTGCCTCCCTTGTTCCGCATCGGGAAAGGGATGCGCTTCCAGATCTCTGCCGCGCGGGCCGGGTCGTTCTTCTCCAGATATTCCGACAGTTCACGAAGGCGGCGGGCTAGGGCTTTGTTTGCGGCGCTCATGCGGCCACCTTGTCCCGAAGGCCCTTGTTGTAGAGGCGGAGAATTGACGCCGTTCCATGTCGCGCCAATTGCCCGCCCTGAAGCTTCACAAGCTGCTTGCAATCGTCTTTGAGGCTTTCAAAATCAATCTCAGGCAGGACGTTCGCCAGCCGGTCAAGGTCTGCCTCAGCGTCCACGAGCTTTGCCACCGCCATCGACACCGCCTCCACCGCAAAAGCTGTCAGGAGATTGGTCTGTTCCGGCTGCGCCTCCCGGAGCATTTCAAGAGCAGTGAAGGTAAGGCCACGGCCAATGATCTTGACCAGCTTTTCCAGCTTGCTAACCGCGCGGGTCTGATGCGGCGCAAGTGAACAACCAGCGGCCACGTCCGCGCTGATACCCAGTTCGTCCATGATTTCCTGCGCAGTGACCGCAGCTTCATCACCAGCGGCAACACGGGCGCGGAACTTGTCGATGCTGGCAACCGTGGTCCTGTTCACGTTTACGCCGACAAACGCCATGGCCTGATCAGTCACATCGGCTTTGAATGCTACCGCTGGGACAACCGCCGCACCCGCCGCCCATGCCATGATGGAGCGGTGCTGGCCGTCGATGCAGGCGTACTGATCATCTCCAACGGGAACTACAGAGATTACTCCGAATTTCCGCCAGTCGAACGCCTTGAGCGCACGCTTGATGCGAGCCTTGCCAGCATCTGAGACGCGCCGTTGGTAGGTGCGATCGATCACAATTTGATTGGGGCGCAACCAAAGGAATTCCAGTGTGTCGGACGGATTGTCTGCGCATGTGGTGCGGGCCAGCCCCAGACCTTCGGCAACTTCGGCGATTGGATCGAACCCGCTCATTCCCCTGCCTCCCCGTTCAGGGCGGTGCGGTCCAAGGTCGATGCGGCATGTTCACGAAGCACCCCGGGGTCTCCGTACGTCATGACCCGGCGGGCGTCGCTGATATCTTCCAGACCGGCCCGCAGCACAGCCTCCCGCGCCCGTGCCGCCTCCTTGGTCGCTTCCATTTCGTGGTTCAGGCGGTCGATCTGCTCCTGCGCCAGCTCCAGAAGGATCTCGCTGTCGTCAATGCGGTCGCACTGTTTCAGATGGTCGGTGATCTGCTGGGATAGGTCGGTCATTGGGGCGCTCCTGTCGGCTTGGCGCTTGACTCCGCGGACGGATTGCGCGCCATGATTGAGGGAGTTGAATTGGAGGATTTGCTTTGAAGCGATTGATTGCGGCCGCCCTGATCACCGCGTGTTCCAGCGCAGCCCATGCCAACAATCTGACCGGGAACGACTTGCACCGGATGTGCAACCAGCACGAGGGAAGCGATCTGCTCAATAGTGCCTGTGCCTTTTGGGTGATCGGTGCCTGGGAAGGCATGAAGTGGGGCGCCGCCAGCGTGCTTTTTGTTGCGAACGAAGGAGGCAGTGCCGCGCAGATCAATCAGGACGTCAACTTGATCCTCGGAACCTGTGCGCCGGAAAGCGCCACGTGGGAACAGCAAACTGACGTGTTCGCCAAGTACCTTGCCGACCACCCGGAGACACGACACGACAGCGCTAGAAGCCTGTTGCTGGCATCCGGACGTGAGGCATTTCCCTGCGGCGGCACGAACTAGCATCAACCTTCCCCCATCTTACGGATGGCGGCCTCAGAGCTTGACTCGGGCGCACGCAGCAATTGAAATTGCGGCAGATGACACGCGCGCATTTCAGGAGCCTGTTTTGATGCTGAGAAAGATTGCCCTCGCCCTGCCCGTTCTGATGCTGGCTGGCTGCGAAGAACCGAAACCGAGTCCCGGCGATGCGCGGCTGATCCAAGCCTGTGAGGCCGGTGATACGAACGCCTGCATTGCTTATGAACAGATCCGGGCGCAACGCATAGCGGCTGTGTCTGCGTACCTCGGGGCGCGGCAACCTGTGCAGCTTCAGCACACGCCAATGCCAGTATCGACACCGGTGCGGACAAACTGCACGACGACGCTTGGGCAAACGAACTGCACGACGTATTGATCATGCTGCGCCCTTTTTCGTTTTTTTGACGCGGGGTTGACCATCGCTGGCAGCGTGACCACATCGGTCATCATGAATAGAACGCGCCGCCATCAAATCGTGCCAGCTCAAGGGGATATTCCGCTTGCTGGCTCCAGCGAGGATGGCGAGGTCATACTTGCCGTCAATCGAACCGCGCTGATGCCAGCGGTGAATGGCGACAATTTCAATTTGATCGCTCAAGGACAGGCTCTCGTTGACATCGTCAAGGAGAGCCTTCCTGCTTGGCCACTTATCAATGATGGCTTGAGTGAGGTGCTTTTTGCTCATGCCTCACACTATAATGACCATTTCGGTCATTCGTCAACTCACCTGAATGGTTATTGAACATGAACACTTTGGTCATGATAGATTGCGTCATGAGCACGAGCACCGACGCACAACAGCAAAAATCCAAATTTGCACAGGAAATGCGCCCCGAGAGAATCGGGCAGCGCCTAAAATGGCTCCGCCTCGCACTGGGCTTTCAGCCGGCGGAAATGGCTGACTTCCTCGGCATAGAGCGCACCTACTGGTCGCGGATCGAGGGCGGCAAGCGCGCCACCTCCAAAGAACTTGCCGCTATCATCAAAGAACGGTGCAATGTGACGATGGACTACATCATCGTTGGTGAGCTGGGCGGCTTGCCGCTGGACTTGGCAAACAAGATCACGAAGATCGCCAACCAGGACTGATTGAAGTAGACCTCATCGACAGATTGCCCTGATTTCAGCGCCGCCCGCGCAGCGAAAAAGAGCTTCAAGTTCCAGACCCAGTACAGCACTTATCTTCCCAATCACATTCAACCTATGGACGACATGAGCGCACAGCCAACACCACCTGTCAAAAGCACTTTTCGCCTGTCGTAAATTTTCAACATGAGCAGCAAGAACGAGGCAACAAGACTGATACTGTGGCTAGAGGCGCAAGTCGAGAGCCGCCGTGCAGAGCTTGGATTAAGCCTTGGCGAGGCGTCAATTAAGGCTGGCAACAGTCGAGGATACTTGTCCCGTCTCTTCAGAGACAAGAACGATATTGGCATTGCCCGCTTCCACAGGATCTGTGACGCCCTCGGGATTTCAACGTCTGAGCGGACATCTGCTCTGGCAAGGAACGATTTCCCCAGCCTGGATGAAATCACAGAACTTGTCGCACGCGGCGCAACCGAGGATGAGATACGCGCGTTTGAGGATCACATCTTGGTATATGCGGAGCCAGACGATAGCGACAGCACTCTGCGATTGGTCCACATGGGCAGCAAAAGCTTGGCTGCGCAGGTGATATCGACACGATCACCATCGGTTCTTCAACGGGCCGTGGACGCCTTCCCAGATGCGTCACGCAAAAAATTGCTGGCCTCCTACCGAGTTGCCGCCAAGGGCGCGTGCATCATTACGATAGAACGCCTGTCAGCTCACCTGCACGGGCAGCCTGGGGTCGATGAACTGGTGTACAAACGGCTGCTATTCCCTATCGCCTCTTTCGATGGCGCCCCCGGCGTCGGGATCTACGCTATCCCGGTGTCCAACTCAGCCAAGTTCATCACGTCATCCATCGAAGAATAACAGCACGCCTCATGATCCCCCCTTGTTTCAGGCACTGGAGCTGACCACACTTGAGCGCGAGGGATGCAGGACATAAGCCCGAGTTGGAACCCGAACCCCCGGCGCAAATCCCGATCCTTGAGAAATGCATAAAACTGATTGGCGCGCCACGTTATCGCGGCATGGTACAATGCTGCCCGGCCAAAGTCCTCCACAGCATTCAACTTCCTCAATTCGGGGCTGAAGAATAGATCGCCGAAATAGACCACATCACCCGACAACCGGCCGTCAACCAAGCTGGATACTTCCTTGATGGTTGCAACGTCATTTGCGCCAGGATACTGCCGCTGGTGGATGCGCTTCCAGTAGTCGGACACCCTCTCCCTGCCCAAGCGCTCCAACTTGACGCCAGCCGCTCCAAGCATCTTCCCTGAACCGCTGATCGTCACCCAGAAACACCCCTCAAATGTGAAGTCGTTTTTCTCCGGGGAGAGCGTGGGCGTAAGGTACGGCTTCCCAATCTCCAACAGTTTTTCCGCAACAGATTGGTAGTCGTGGGTCACACGGACAGTGCAGCCCTTTGCCTTCAGGCCGGACAGCCTGTGCGAGAGCGCGGCGGATAGAATGAATGCTTGCTCCGACATCAATACCTCGAACAATTCATGACAAATGCCGCCTCGCCTTATAGCTGATTAACGACATTCTGCGAGCACCTTGAATCCGCTGCGGCACACGTGAATGTCCATTTTGGTCATTTTTCCGGTTGACTGTGACCATTTTGGTCACTACATTGGTTCTCAAGCAAAGGGAGAACCGAGATGCACGGACGAGCCTTCAAGGAAATCGAACTGACGGATCGCAAGGGCGAGGACTTCGAGGGTTCCGCCGAGTTCTGCTGGACCGCCAGCAAAATCCAGGCTGACCGCGAGACCAGCGAACCGGGCGGCTGGGAGGCTTACGCTTCCATCGCCTTCGCTGTGATCGACGGTGTTCTCCATGACCGTGACGCTCTGTGCCGGCGCTTCGACAAGTCCGAGGTGACCCGCGTGGAGGCATACTTCGAGGAGGAAGCCTTCCGCGAGGAACTGGACGAGTTCGACACGATCTATGACGACGACGGCGCTGCGTTCGACGCTGCTGCGATGATCCGAGCCGCTGATCCTGTCCTTCATTCTATGGCTGCGGAGTAAGAGCGATGACCGCCAATAACGCTATCGATTTTGAGCACTCCGGCCTCCCCTGCCGGGTATTGAAAACATCAATGGGTCACTACTGTGGATACGTTGGAGTTCCTGAAGGCCACCCGTGGCATGGGAAATGCTACAGCGACAAGGTTACCGTTCCAAAGGAAGTCATTAACCGTCCGATCGACGTTGATAAGATCGGTGTAATCAACCTGTTTTGCGCTGCAATGACCTCTGACGAGGTAGCGGACGGGACTCTGGATATCGTCCTTGCAGTCGATGTGCATGGCGGCCTGACCTACGCCAGCAACTATGCGCCGGGCGGCGAGAGTAAACCCGGACACTGGTGGTTCGGATATGACTGCGCCCACGCTGGTGACCACCCCTCTGTGCAAGACGACGTTTACTGCATAGGCGAGTGCCGCAGCCTTGCCGACCAGCTTTTGAAGGTGTCGGAGTCAAGCGCATGACCTCCCCCGTCTATGACCTTGGCCGCACCATCCAGCGCCTTCGCAGCGAATGGGCAGAGGCCAGCAAGCACCCGGCAGAGAGAGCGGCTGAGGAAATCAACGCCACCCTCGACCAGATCCAAACCGAATACGAAAGCGGCGACCGCACTCTGGGCGGATCGCTGGCAGCGGAGTGAACGATATGACCAGCATCTTCGACCAGATCAAAGCGGACCGTGAAGTTGGTACGAAGGGCGACTTCGGTACAGTCACAGACCACGAATGGAGCCTCGATACCGAGGGTGAGAATTCCTATTACGTGATCGGCCCGAATAACCGGCCTCTTGCTGTTGTTGCGGTTGAGCAAGCCTTTGGAATGGACCGCGTTAACGAAGCGGATATGCGCCGATTTTGCCGACTGCCTCAGTTGGAGCGCATCGCTCTGGCGGCGGAGGGCAACGATATTGCCTTCATGGAAATCAAGGATGCTGCCCTTCGCGTGATCCAAGAAATCCACATTGGCCCAGACGGTGAAGGCGAAGACCTGATCCAGACCCTCGAGGCTATCTGCGAGGATTGCGACACCCAGACGGAAGCACATCGGGAGGCCCGCAAATGACCCTCACCACCACACCCACGTCAGCGCGCCCTCCCCGCGCTGTCTCCTCCCCGGCGGCTGGTCAGGCCACCACTAACGGGCAGTGCCGCCGGGGAACGGATGATCCAGACAACCGGGGCCGCAGCGCCAAAGTGTTCGAGGACTTCAACGAAGATCACATGCAGGAGGACCTTGGGCACGCGGTGTTCCTCACGATCCTGGCTCTGGCCTTCATCGTGGTGGCCTGCACCTTCATCGCCGCCCCGTACGTGCTGCGTCTCCTGTTCGCCCTGTTCGATGTGATGGGCCTCTCTCTGTGAAAGGACACGACATGAAACTTACTGCCCTTGCCGCTCTGATCCTCGTTGCCGCCGCTTGCTCTCCGCAGGTTCGCGTTGACCGGGCATCTGCTGAATGCGCCACCCTTGGCTATGCCGCCGGCACCTCTGAATACGCCGGTTGTGTGGAGCGCGGATACCGCGCCGCCAAGCAGGGCGACAGTTCCACCGCATCCACCCTGACCAGCCTGCTGATGGTGCTGGCTGTTCTTTGAAACCGAAACCCTGAAAGGAAACTGCGTGGGTTGTGATATTCACATCGTCCTTGAACGCCGCCGCAACGGGCAGGCCAAGTGGATCGGAGAGTACTGCTCTGACAACTACAATGCTGTGGGGCGTAATCTTAGAGCCAGTCACCGTGATTATGGATTCTTCGGTCGTCTCGCGCATGTTCGACACCACCCAGAAGATGGCCCCCGACATTTACCCAAAAATCTGCCGCGAGACGTGAGCGATTTGGCTTGGGATCAGTACATGCGCTGCCCGACTGATTATCACAACCCATCGCACCTCAGTGTGTCCGACTTCTGTGAGGCCTACCTGGCCGAGAACCCCAATGACCCGAGCGTCCGGGCCGAACACGCAGCCTATGATCTGCTTGGCGTCGATAGAGAAGAAGACTGCGAATATCGCGTGGTCTTCTGGTTCGACAACTGACCAGATTTCTCCCCGGGCACCACGTCCCCCAGTTGGTGCCCGAACCTCACCCCGGCGGGGAAACCAACTTTCCTCCTGGCGACCTTGCCGGGGTGCTTTTGAAAGGAGCGAGACATGAACCAAGTTGCACACGTTGAGCCGCAGGAGGCCGCGCTGCCCGCCGACCCTATGGTCTGCATGATCGAGCGGGTTGTGATGAACCCAGATCTGCCAATGGAGAGGGTGCAGGCCATGTTCGACCTGCGCGAGCGCCAGCTTGCGAAAGAGGCAGAGCAGGCTTTCAACGCAGCTTTCGCCGCGGCAATGGCGGAAATGCCCGATATCCCCAAGAGCGGAGAGAACAAGCACCTCAAGCGCAAATACTCCACGCTGGACGACCTGATCCGCACCGCGCGCCCGGTTCTCGCAAAGCACGGCCTTTCCTTGAACTGGCAGCCAGAAATCAGCGGAGACCAAATCTCTATGCGCGCCATCGTGCGGCACTCGCTGGGTCACTCGATTGAGGCCATCGACACCGCACCGCGGGACAAGAGCGGCAGCATGAACCACATCCAGGGCGGCGGGTCCACTCAGACCTATCTCAAGCGCTTCACCGGCTTTGCCATTCTGGGCCTGTCCAGCGGCGACGAGACTGACGACGACGGCCAAGCTGCGGGCCGCGGCGAGCCTATCAACGCTGGCCAATACGACGAACTGTGCCAGTTGATCAAGGAAGCGGGCATCACCGAGGAAATCGTCTGCACCGCCGAGAAGCTGAGCGCCCTGCATGACTTGCCTGCGCAGCACTTTTCCCGCGTAGCGGGCCGACTGCGGCAGACCATCAAAGACCGGAGCGCACAGAAATGACCCAGCAAGGAACGGATGAGTGGCACGATCTGCGCCTTGGCAAAGTCACGGCCTCCAAAGTCAACGACGCCATGATGGATGCCAGCAAGGCGGGCTATCAGAACTACCGCGCGCAGCTTGTCTGTGAGCGTCTGACTGGGCGCCCCACTGAGACATTCAAGAGCGCGGCGATGGATCAGGGCAACGAGACTGAACCGCAGGCCCGCGCCATGTACACCATGACCACCGGCCAGATGGTGCAGGAGGTGGCGTTTGTCGATCACCCAGAGATAAGCATGGCCGGTGCATCGCCTGACGGCCTGGTGGGGAAAACTGGTCTTGTCGAGATCAAATGCCCGCAGCCGACAGAGCATATCCGCGTCATGATGGGCGGGGCGATCAAGAAGGCCTACCGCGAGCAGATGCAGTGGCAGATGGCCTGCACGGGCCGCGAGTGGTGCGACTTCGTGTCGTTCTGCCCGGACCTGCCTGACGATCTGGCTCTGCACATCGTGAGGATCGATGCCGACGGCAAGGCGATCCGGGAAATGGAATCCGACGTCCGGGCCTTCTTGGCAGATGTGGAAATCATGATTGCCAAGCTCACCGGTAAGGAGGCCGCCTGATGACCTGCTCCAAACTCGACGCCGCCGTGCAGGACTATTTCGCCCGCGAGGCAGCCGCCAGCAAGACACCTCAAGGCCAAGACTGCATCGCCCTGTGGGAAGCGGTAGCCCGTGAACACAAGGTGGAGTTCGATGTTCTGCAAGAGGCGGTTATCTCCGCCGGAATGCCGAGGGCGGGTTGATGGCTGGGCAGACCGTAATCCTTGCCGGCCCGAGCCAGCGCCGTTTTGCGCATGACCTGATTGAGCGCGCGCCGATCAATGCTGTTCTCAGCGTGAAGAAGGCTAAGCGCACCGTCGATCAAAACGCGAAGATGTGGTCGATGCTATCCGACATTTCCCGCGCCGCGCCCGAGGGCCGACAGTGGACAACTGACACATGGAAAGCGGCATTCATGCACGCCCTGGGTCACGAGATCCTATGGCAGCCCGGCTTGAACGGCCAGCCCTTCCCGGCAGGGTTCCGCACCTCACGCCTGGACAAGGAGCAGATGGCTGACCTGATCACCTTCATTCAGGAGTACGGCGACCGCCACGGCGTGCGCTGGACCGCACCGGAGGACGCGCTGTGAACATCGCCAACCGCGGCCCGCTCGGCTTGAAGAAGCCCAAGGCCAAGAAGGACTCCGAATACCTGCGCAAGGTCCGCGCCATGCCGTGCTGCATTTGCGAGTCCTACGGCTACACCCAGATTTCTTCGACCACGGCGCACCATCCTATCTGTGAACGCCACGGCGGGGAGAAGGTGCCGGATCACGAGGCTATCCCCCTCTGTGACGGCCACCATCAGGGGGACTTTGACACCTCCAAGATTGCCATTCACCGCGACCGCGCCTTGTGGGTGGAGTGGTACGGCTCTGACCGTGACTGGATCGCGCCGACGCAAGACAGGATCAACGCTGCGCCCTGACAGCAACCGGGCGGCTGAGCCAGAAGCGGGCGTATCCCGCGCCTGCCAATTATACCGCCCCGCTCAGCCTCGTATTCCCGCAACAGTACCCCGGTTGCTTTCAAGACGCAGTGAACAAGGAGAGAGACGATGGGCAGAGAAATTCGCAGAGTTCCAGAGAACTGGGATCATCCGATTGTTGATCGCAACTATGGCCGCGAAGGCCCCCAGCCGATGTTTGACAAGACCTATCAGGAGGCTTGTGCAGACTGGCTGGCCGAATTTGACCGTGTTCGCTCCGGCGGTATGGAGGGCTATGAGCGTGACTGCTACGAGAACGAGTGCCACTGGGCGAGCGAGAACGTAGCCCCGGCGCCAGAGTACTATCGGCCTTGGCAGTCCGAAGATGCGACATGGTTCCAAGTCTGGGAGACCGTCAGCGAGGGCACGCCGGTTTCACCACCATTCGAGACGCAAGAGGAGCTGATTCACTACCTCGCTGAGCACGGGGATTTCTGGGATCAGGAGCGTTGCAAGAAACCGAATTGGACAACGCTGTGGGGTGGCACTCCGGGTGTTTCGGGTTGGGGTAAAGAGCAGGCCGAACGCTTTGTTCGCGGCCCAGGCTGGGCGCCATCAATGGTTGTCGAGAATGGACGCGTGCTGAGCGGCGTCGAAGCTGTCACTCAAGACCCAGCTTGATCTAAGGCAGCCCCATGCCCGACCCCTTAACCCCTCTCCGCAAGGCTCCACACGTCCCTATCCAATGGGGAGACAGCAACCCGTTGGCGCGGTTTTCGGATGAGGAACTGGCCGCAGAACTGAAGCGGCGGAAAGAGCAGCGGAAGGAAGAGGAATGAGCATCGACACCAGCACCGCCGCCGTAGAGGCCCGCTGCCAGCACCTTGATCACGTCGCCCATGACCGGGAATGCCCGGATGCCGCGCTGATGCGGGCGCTGGTGGCCGAGCGGGATGCGGCATCAAAGCGCGCCTACGATCTAGCCTATGCCATTGCCGGTGGTGAAGACGCCCACGGGCTGCTTGACAGCATTGCCGCTGAAGACTTGGCAGTCATGATCCGAGAGGAGCGCGCCGTATCTCAGGATCAATGGGACTACGCCCACGCTGCCGGGCGCAAGGAGGCGCTGGAGGAGGCGAAGACAGCGGTCCGCGAAGCCTGCATCGCTCCTGACGGCTCCTATGACATGCGGACAGAGGGCGCGATTGCCCGGGCCGAGGCTGCGACGGTTGAGGTTGCCTGCGAAGCTATCGACGCCGTCCAGCACCAGAGGGAGGAAGGCTGATGCGGAGCAGTAAGCAAGAAGTTAGAAACCCGGTTTTGGCACTTCCGTCGTCTCAAAAACTGGCTGCCCTCGACCCTGAGACCAAATCTCTATTCTCCGACATTTTGAAAGAAATCTCAGCTGATGCGCGCTGCCGGGCGGAGACGTCCTGGAAGAAGCACAAAGGGCCGATGGCGGCTTATTGGAAGGCCGTCGCCGTCTATGCCCGTCATTGCTCCGTAGCAATCCGCAAGACACCCACAGAAAATGGGAAGGACTCCCCCAATGACTGATCAACCCGAACTGTTGCCATGTCCGTTTTGCGACGAGTTACCGAAATGGGGCTTTGATGCTGATCCGGAAATACGTTTGCACTATGTCAATTGCAGCAATCTTGATTGCCCTGTTGGCCCGGATGTTTGCGCCGAGAATGAAGCGAATGCCATTGCCGCCTGGAACGCCCGCCCCGCCCCTGTTGCGGAAGTGAAGCCTCTGGCGGTGGATATTCTTGAAATGAAGCTTTCGGGCGGACGTCTAGAACATTGGGTACGCATCAAATGCGGGAACCGCACTTATGACGTCCGAAATTACCCGGGGGAATATCGCAACCGAGCCCTATACGAGCGCGACGGACTGCGGCACGTACTTCTTGGCGAACCCAAGCCGGACCTGATGAGCGACGAGTATGCAGACCACCTCGCCCACTCCCCGCAGGAACCGACCGTAGAGCAGGCGGCAGGCTGGCAGCCGATTGAAACCGCGCCGAAGGGCGGCCTTATAGATATTTGGCTGTCGGATGGCGTGCGCTGGTGTGACTGCTACCACGACAGGATAACAGATACATGGAGAACTAGCAGGCCGTCAGGCCGCCTGCTGTCCATACAGTCTAAATTTGTCACTCACTGGATGCACCGTCCGGAGCCGCCCGCCGGAGGTTCCGACCATGAAAACAAGTAACCATCACCATGAGTTGAAAGACGGTAAGGGGAAATGCTCTGTCCCGATGTGGTGCGGCGGCATTCCCGCAGGTTTTTGCGATCATGACGCCTTTGGTGAGCAAACAATCGAGTATCTGTCTAGGTTCCCGAAATGGGACAGATACCGGCAGCCGGCTTATGCCCCCGGACTGGCGTGCCCAATGCACGGCGGCCCTAAGTGCCCCGGCATTGAAATCGAGCCAGGAGTTTTTAGCGGATGCAACCAATCGGGCGGAGACTGCCCGACGTGCGGAAAGTAGCAGGAGGTTCCGACCATGACTGAAAAATGTGTCTCGTGCGGGCAGCCCGCCACCCACAACTGCATGGCCGATTGCGGCATGAGCCTGTGCGGTTCGCCACTGTGCGACGACTGCCACCACGTTCATGTTGGAGGGGTGTGGGGCTGGGATCACCAGCGCCGGAAGGGCGCAAAGCAGCCAAAGGGGCACGCCGCTCCTGACAACAAGTACACCTGCCCCCGCTGCGGCGGCACTGGTGAGGAGCGGGAGGCTGTGCCTGCGGATCAGGTGGGGGCGCCGGAACGGATTTGGGCTTACATTGATGAAGACAGCGACGGCCTCTACATCGAATGCCTCTCAGAAGACCCATTTTCACCTGATGACGCGGGAACCGAATACCTCCTCCCCGCCATGCCCGCCACGAGAACAGGAAAGGAGTAAGCGATGGAACCTGCACGACCATTTTCAGCCGACACCCTAGCAGAACGCTGGGGATGCTCAGCCGAAAGCGTCCGGCAACTGGCGCGCCAAGGCGCAATCAGATATTTCCGTGTCGGGAAGATGTACCGCTTCCCCAAATCCGCTGTTGAGGAATTCGAATGTCAAACATCAGGATCGGACGCCTCCGCGGCGGCCTCTGCGTCTACTGGGACGACCCGGACACCGGCAAGCGAAAGCGGTATCAGCTTGACTCACGCTCCAGAAAGGAAGCGGAAGCCGAGGCAATAGACGTATTCCGGCGGGAGACCTTCAAGGCCACCCCTAAGGGTGCTGATGTGCAGCAGATCTGGGACGCTTACATCGCCGACCTGGGAGACAAGCCCACTGCAAAGACGATGGGATATACCGGAAAGGCGATCTTGCCGCACTTCGGCCCGTTCCTCCCTCAGGACATAGACAAGGCCCTGTGCCAGGCCTACGAGCGGGACCGCAAGGCCGAGGGCAAGAAGCAGGGAACCATCTGGACGGAACTAGGCCACCTGCAAAGCGCTCTGAACTTCGGCAAGAAGGTCCGCATGATCGAGGGGGGGACGCCCCATATCTGGCGGCCGGCCAAGCCTGACAGCGACAAACGCATCCTGAACGCCGGGGAGATCCGCGCGCTCATCAGCGCGGCGCACGACCCGCACATTCGGCTTGCCCTTATCCTGCTTCTCAGCACCGCTGCCCGCGTTGGCGCCGTGCTGGACCTGACCTGGGACCGGATTGACCTCGAGCGCGGCGTAATCAACCTGCGCCGGGAAGATGGTGCAACACGCAAGGGCCGGGCTGTGGTACCGATGAACGCCAGCACCCGCGCCGCTCTGCAGACCGCGAACGACATGGCGATGAGCGACTACGTGGTGGAATATGCCGGAGGCCCGGTCAAGAGCATCCGCAAGGGTGTGTCCAACGCTATCGAGCGTTCCAAGATCGGTCACGTGACCATCCACGAGCTTCGTCACACCGCCGCGGTGCACCTGCTGGGCGCCGGCATCCCAATCGAGAAGGTTTCGCAGTACCTGGGCCACAGCAACGTGCAGATCACGTTCAAGACCTACGCCCGATTCCTGCCTGATCAGATGCAGGATGCCGCTGAAGTGCTGGATTTCATGAACTTCAGGAAAGCGAACTAGGTTCACGGAACCGGGGCGCGCTTCGTAAAACCCATGATCAAGTCAGGAAAATATGGTGGGTCGTGAGAGGCTCGAACTCCCGACATCTTCGGTGTAAACGAAGCGCTCTACCAACTGAGCTAACGACCCGATGAGCGGGGATTTAGACAATGCCGCCTGACAGCGCAAGGGGGCAATGCAGATTTTTTTGCCAGCCCGGGCCGCTTATTCCAGAACTGTTTCCATCCCGTTTTCCAGCACATAGACACAGCCCTGCCCGTTCGGCAGCGCCGCCATCTGGTCGCGGCTCAGCCCGCAGACGATGCCCCGCATCACCTGCCCCAAGAGGCCATGCGCCACAACCACCGACGGGCCGGTCAGCGACTGCATGAAATCGAGGATACGGGCATGGAAACTGCCATACCCCTCTCCGCCCGGCGCCTCGCAGAACAGGTCAAGATTTCGCGGATTGGCGCCGTGGATATCCGGGTACTCCGCTGCGACCTCCTCCAGCGTCATCCCCTGAAAAGCCCCGGCATAGGCCTCTGCCAGCCGCGCATCGGTCACAAAGGGCGCTCCGCCAAGGGCAATATCAGCGGTTTGCTGCGCCCGCCCCAGGGGTGAAGCATAGCAGGTCGGGTTCTGCATCAGGACCGGCACCATCAGTGCTGCCTGACGCCGGGCGTGTTCAACTCCCAGCACGCTCAGCGGGGATTCCAGCTGCCCCTGGATGCGGTGCTCGGCATTCCATTCGGTCTGCCCATGCCGCAGCAGCCAGATTTTGGGAAATTGCATGATCTGCTCCCTGCCCGGTTGTTCAGGCAATTGGTAGCGCCGCAGTGCCGCCAGCGGAACCCCGGAAAGCAAAAAGGCGCTCAACCTTTTCAGGGAGCGCCTTTTAGAATGATGGTGGGTGATAAGAGATTTGAAGTCTCAAACACGCACGCTAACCTATTGATTTATATAGGTCGAAAAACAACCCCGCTTTGGATCATGTACCAGTGCACTGCACTTGGGTCAACTTGCCAAGCGCCTGCAGCGTTCACCGTAGAAACCTTGGGCCTAAAGTTGAATTGCGAAGCAGCCCGGAGGCTGCCCCACTGTAATCGGAGGAAGTCGCTAAGCATCTGCATTTTGGAACCGCTCAAAGTCAAAGCAAAGCAGGCAGTCACCGACCCGACCCGTAAGAGAGCGATATGAGCGGGTCGTGTTCGGTGTGCAATAGGCGAAAATCTCGCCTGCCAGCCGGGGCGAAAAGATAGCGTCCACACTCAAGCGCCAGAATTTCATGATCAATTTCTCCGTCAGATTTATCAGTTCTGCGGGAGTATCTAAGCGTCTGCACTTGTGGGAAAAAACCACATGTGAGTGCTATTGCAACCTCCCGCAGAAAGCACGGATGCAACGCTGATTGCAAGCCGAAATCGACGGACAAGGCTGTGCCAATGGCACACTCCAAGGGTGGCACACCCGCAAACCTCAGAAGTCCACCATCTCGTCTTCATCCTCGTCGGTGCCCGCCAAGTAATCAGTGATGTCTTCGACCATCTTGGGCGAATAGACCTCCAGGGCTGCCAAGAACATTAGTGGAGCCTTGATAGGTATCACGCCGAACTGCCTTCTCAGCCGGTCAGCCCATTCCTTTTCGGTGAGCCTACGTTTCTCCTCATCGGCGTCCATATCCGGTATCTCTCCTGTTTCCTTTTCTCTCCGCATTACCTCCGCCCAGGTCATCCCCATGGCTTCCCCGAGAGGAACCCCTTCCACCTCCACTAACTCCCTGAGTGCCTGCCGCATTCGGATGATTGAGCGCTTGGACGTGAGGCCCAGGGCTGCCAATTCAGCCTGTGTGCTCGCCCATGTTCCATCCTGCCAACTCATGCAAACCCTGCACCACATGGCATTGCTGCGCTCGGTGGGTGTAAGCGGGGCTGCTGCCTTCTTGTTGGCAAGGGCGGAGAAATCCCAAGCCTCAATGGGTGTTCCCTCGAAGACCCTAACGGGAACCTTGAAGGTTCTCAGGTTCGCATCCACCTCATCAGCGAACAACTGATACGCTTCGAGCCGATAGTGACCGTCAAGAACGATCCAGCGTTTTCCGCAGCGCCATACGGTCACCGCGTCCAGCCGGTTCTCAGGCTCCCGTTTGATTGCCGCAACAAGCTCCCTGATGTGAAACTCCAGAGCGTACCGGGTCTCGCTATCATCTTCCCTGTGCTGGAACACGGCAGGTTCCGTCCTGATTTCCAGGAGTGGCAGCGACCTGTGCCGCTTGACAGGTCCGCCCTCAGCAGCCGCAAATTCCGCTTGGACACGCGCAAAGGCGTCCTGTCTGGTTTCCGATGCGTTGGGCATCGTTATGGTATCATTGTTCATTGTATTTCTCATTGATGATGGAAAGAAAAAGGGGACCCCGAAAGGCCCCCTTGTTGATTGATGTGACGATGATCCTGCTCATCAGAATTTGAGGATCAGGTTCTCCCGTGCACTCGGGTCCACCTTGCCTCGCTGGGCATCAGCCTCGGATCGCTCGTAGGCCCGCCATGCGTCGTAGAGTTCAGGGTAAAGGTCGAAGAGCTCAGCCCGCGCCCGCTGCTTGTAGGCAGACATGACGCCACGGATCATATCGACCCGGTGGCTTTCACCTGGAGCCGTGAGGCCATCCGGTGTGCGATCCCGCTCTAGGTCGTAGCGGTTGCCCCGCATGGTCATCTCTAACCGCTGTTTGAGGTTCTTGCTACCGATCCGCACGGTCCCCATCAGCCGGTTCCAGTCCTGGTACTGCTGAGTAGAGAAGGTGATTTCCCCGATGCGCCGATCCGGGCCGGTGAAGCCGTAGTTCAGGCGGCGGAGCTCGGCGGCAACCAGATCGTTATCCCCACGGCTGACCTTGATGAAACCCAGAAGGTGTTCCGGTTTCGCCTGCGCCTCGCCGGTCACCCAGTTGTGGCGGTCAGGGATGTTCGAAGTCATGCCCGGGATGTTGGCCTTGGCCTTGTCGATGAAGCCCCTGGCCTCCTTCATGTAATCATCCTGAGACTGGTTGAAGGTCCGGCCTGCCGAAGAAAACGGGATGAGGGATGTAATCTTTGTCTCCATCCAGCGCTGAGCAACGTAGGGCCGATCCTTTGAAGACAACACCTCCACCACTTCGGAGATACCCTGCAGCCAAGTCTTGGAGGTCAGATTATTGGCGACAGACGAAGCAGCCATCGCAAACAAACCCGCATGGTCTAGTGAGGGATCATCCTCAGCGGCCTGAACCATCTCAGCCATGTCCCCTGCAATCCCCAAGGTGAACGCAAAGGGGTCCATCCGGCGGTATTCGACCCAGACAGGAGCCTCAGGGGTGCCTACGTTGAAGGAGTATGGCTGCCAGCCGCCATCCCGCATCCACATCTGCCGCCGCTTACCATCAACTGGGCCACCCCCGGTGATCCGCCCCTCCAGTGCCAGCATGTACAGCGCCGTTGTGATTGCCACGCCAGTCGCCATTTCACCCGCAGCCTCAGCCCGGATTGCAGGTTCAGCACTGGTGAGCCTTTGCCGGTAACGAGGACGCGCGAGATTCACCCCGGGTATCCGGTCGAAAGCCTTGTTCAGGATGTTTACAGGGGTCTGAATGAATGGTGTGACCTGCCGGAGGTACGGGTGCTGGTTCGCAATCCGCTGCCATGCGTGGGAAAGCGTTCCTTGAGCAAGAGGCGTGGTGAATGTCGCCTCCCGCGCAATCCGCAAAGCATCCCGTGCATAGGTGCTGCCTTCATTGGCGGCCCCCAGGTTGTTGCGGATGAACTCCGCCTTTGTCGCGGGGTCATCAATTACCCGGCCAGCAGCAACCAGTTCACGCCATTGCTGATCCAGCGTCTGCAAGTTGTACGTGGCTGCCTCCGTTTCACCTTCGACAAATGCTCCCTTGCTGTCATAGCCCAGCCGCTTGAGCTTGGCATCACTCATAGACGCTGCATCCACCGTCAGCTTTGCCTTCAGGCGGGACCGGAACATGATTTGCTTGAAGAACTCGTCTTCAGCCATCAGGAACCTGCCAGGAACCCGAACAAGCTGTCCCAGCCCATCCACAAGCTTGCCGCCCATGGTGTTTTCCAGGCTGAAGTTGCTGGCCGAAATCGCTTTGAAGCCTTCATTCTGATAATCCAGTTTCACTTGCGTATCGAGCACAGGTGCTTCGTTCTTCATGACCCGGCTGCTGAAGCGCAAACCGTCGATCACGGCAGTCCGCAAGGCCACGTATTGTTCCAGCCCGGCCCGCATCTCGCCCCGGCTGCCAGTCAGTGCCCCGCCGACGATCCGTTCAAACGGCAAGACAATGCTGTTGACGGTGTTCGATGCGACATTGACCGCATGAGTCTTCCACCCGGACAGGATATTGTTGATGAAGACTTCATTGACCACGTTCCACCCCTTCTTGAAGAACCCGCCACGTTCCATGCTGCGCAACAGTGCGGCTTGCTGGCTCGGGGTCTCGGTCATGCGGAGCCGTTTAGCAGCTTCCCGGATAGCATCGGAGCCACCTGCAGCCTGTACCCGGTCCAGGGCAGCCAAGGCTTCCCCGTCGATACCCCCTTGGGTTCTGATGCGGCCCACCGAAACCGCCCTTGCGGCTGCCGTTTGGACCTGTTTCAGGTGACCCTGCAGGTTCGTGTGGGTTTCCATCAGGCTCAGCAGCTTGGCTTCCACCTCTGGGTCGATCTTGCCCGCTGCGTACATAGCATCCAGTTGCCGTGCCACTTTGGAGATGTGATTGCCCACGGAAAGCAGTGCGGTTTTGCCTGCCACGAGGAACTTTGACTGTTCCACAGCGGCTTCACCGACCTTGGCAACCCGTGCGGTGAATGCATCCAGGCCAACCCCAAGATAACCTGCCAGTTCCTCTTGGGCTGCTTTGGTCACAGATTCGAAGGTCTCCGGCTGGTCGATCCCCAGCTTCTCCAGGGCACCACTACGGGCCAGCGCATCGCCTGCCACCTCAATCATCTTCTGGCCTTCAATCGGGCCGTCCATTTTCGAGGGGTTGAACCACAGGCTGTCAGCCACCTGTTCCACCGTCACGTTGTCCTTGTCGGCCAGCGCTGCACGGATCGCCTCAGGGCTTGCCAATGGCTCGGGCTTAGCAGGTGTTTCCACCTCGGGTTCCGGCGTCTCAGCGGCATCTTGGGGGATACCCTCGTCAACCGCCTACCGGGCTTCCTCAGCGGCTTCATCTGCAAGGTCTTCGGCCTCACGGATCATCTGTTCACCAGCTTCCCCGCCGACCTGCCGCCCCTTGGCTGCCTTGGCGAGAGCCTGAAAGCCTTTCAGGGTGGTATCCACGAGGCCGCCAGCGACCACGCCTTCCGCCACGTTCCGCATCCGGTTCATCCATTCGGAGTCATCCGGGTCGGTTGCCAGCGCTTCGGTCAGAAACGGGATCGCATACTCATTGTCCTGCATGAACGATGAGATGTTCGGGTCCTCGGGGTCGAAGACCAGACCATCAGCGATGCCGCCATTCACAAAGGCACCCATGACGCCTTTCAGGCCGGTGACCTTAGAAGCCCCTGCCATGCCCGCAAGGAATTGGGCCGTGCTGGAGGTGAAGCGTCCGTAGGAGGAGACTGGTTCCCGCGCAATGTCGAGTTCCAGCGCGTCCCCTTTGGTGGTCACCTCACCGCCAAACAGCAGGTCTCCATCACCCTCGCTTTCCGCAAGGGTTTTCAGGCGCACATCAAGGGCACCTTCCTGGTTCACAATTTGGAGACGGCTGGGGATGCCCCATTCGTCAAGCGTCTGGGACATGGAGATGTCGGCAGCCTCTAGGGCGTCCAGCGTCTCGTTCGCCGCTTCTTGGACCCCATGGGTGATGGCCCCGGCTGTTTCGTCCAGGAAACCATCTACTGCATTGGCTGCCTGCACCAGCATACCGCCGCTGTTCTTGGTTGCCGGTTGGGGTTCGCTGCGGGTTCGGTACCACCTTTCATTGAAATAAAGGAGGCCGAAGCTCCCTCACCAAACCGTGCATCAAACTTTCCCGCCAGCCCCGGATTGGCTCTCAAATACTCAATGTCACTGCGGTTTGGCTCCCCCCGTTCTGGTGCTAGTAGGGAGTTGGAAGTCTGCGAAAGCGCAGCCTCAGCGGCTCCATCACCGAACCGAGCATCAAACTTTTCCGCAAATTCCGGGTGCGCTTGCAAGTAAGCGATGTCACGGCGTGTCGGGCTGATTGTTGTCTCGGTCATTGTGCCGCGCTCTCCCCGTAAGACGCCGCCTGGGCCAACGTATCAGCTCGTTCATTACCCGGATTTCCGCTGTGGCCTTTGACGTGCTCGAAGGTGACTTGACGGGTTTCCATCAGCGCCATGATCTGTTGCCAGCGGTCCTGGTTCTTCACCGGCTTATTTTTTGCGCCCTTCCAGCCGTTCTTCATCCAGGTGTTCGGCGCCCAGTTGGTCGCGCCATTGATCGTGTATTGGCTATCCGTGAAGATGTGCACTGCCGCTCCTTCGGGGACTGCTTGGAGAGCATGGATCACGGCATCCATCTCCATCTTGATATTCGTGGTGTCGGGGTCGTGCCCAGAGCGCTCGCTGGTCATGCCATCCGGGTCAGTGAGGACAAACGCCCAACCGCCAGGGCCGGGATTTCCTCGGCAACTGCCATCGGTGAAGACAATATAGGTGCGAGCCGCCGGGGCGGGTGTGATGTGGTCGGTCATGTGTGGTGACTCCTTGGGTTCCTTTTCAGGACAAGGGCGGCACAGGCGCACACCCCTTTCTTATGGTGCAACCCAATCGACCCACGGACTCGCTGACCTCCATAACCAGAGAACAAAAACAGATAGCAGACAAAAAGATCAGCAATAATGACCTATTGTACTCACCATCCTATAGCCCCCACCTTTCGAGTGCTTCCTCCGCTGCCGCAGGATCGTTCTTAATCCTCAAAACAGTTTGGCGGGTTAAGCCGGTTTCGTTTGAAACCTTCGTGGCACCGGCCTCCTGCCCCAGCATAGACCGCACTGTTTCGAACTGCGTCCTGCTGTAGCTCGGCTTCTTGCCGCGATACTTCTTACCGTTCGTCTTGGCAGCCTCAATCCCGGCTTTCTGAGCCTCCTTAGTGGCCTCCGCCTGCGCCTGTGCTGTGGCTGCCATAAAGGCGATGAGGGCGTCCCTCACGGCTTCCTGGATGGGATCAGTGGTAGACCCATCAAACGTCATGTTGTTGATAACAGTGCGGATCACAACGCCCCGTCGCATAAACTCGCGGATGGTGTCTGTAACGTCCTGATAGTTCCGCCCCAGACGGTCAACCCAGCGGACTACTAAGATGTCTCCCTTGCGCAGCCTATCATTCAGGCGCTCCCCGCCGGGTCTCTCTGCCAGCCTTGTCGAAACGCCAGATGCGCCTTGGTCAGAAATGACTTCATCAATCTGAAACCCAGCAGCTCTGGCTTGTGCTTCCTGATGTTCGAGGGTCTGCTCCGCTGTGCTGACGCGAGCGTAAAGAATAGTATGGGACATGCTGCCTCAATCTGTCCGTTAGGGTGGCGTCCATTAATTTGCATGTCCGTTGATGGAACGCAACCCTAACGTACACTTCTAAGGTGCAACCTAATTGCGTCCGCAAAGGTATACCCTTTTGGGCACCCCTCTACTCGCAAGTAGACCACCCCAAGGTTGCTAGAATTAACGGGGGTTAGCGATGAACCTGCCAGAAAGCCCCCGGGGTCTCGCTACTTCCCGTAAGGGGGCCAGCTACGGGACCACCAACAGGGGGTACGGGGGGAAAGCGCTACTCGTCTCCACCGTAGGAGGGGGTTCAGATTTTTGACCCCAAAAACTGCCCGGAGGCTAGAGCCGTGACTTGAAGTTTTCATAGTGGAGTGCGTAGGCGAGGAAACCGAACAGCACTCCGCCTGCCCACTGCCCGAAGTAAACGCAGCCGAAAGAGAGTGCTCCCAAAGTCAAAACTCCGAGCCAGACCCAGATAGTAGTCAAAACTGAAGCCGTCATTGCAAACACCTGGAGCTAGCTAGATTTTTCATAGGGCTTTCAATCAAGTACCAACCGGGAACCCCAAAAGGTAGTACGGAAACCAATACGTTTCGCGCTGATGCCTGACCGTATCGACCCACCGTACTCCCTTTCCGCAGTCGAACTTGTTCCTGTCTTGGGCTCTGATGCGGTCCAGACTGCCCGGGCCAGTAGCCGGGCCTCCTTGTGCTGGCTGGTCCTTGCCAGCTACGGAGAAGTCATTGAGGATGCTACAGTGCGACCGAATTCTCTGCCGAAGATCGAACAGTTTCTGGCTACCTCTTGCTGTTCCGCCAGCCAGCCGATAGAGAGCTTCGCTGAGTCCACCCAGCAAGCTTGTCGCCAACAATCGGTAGAAATTGCAGGCATGAATGCTTGACGGTGAGACTGTATAGCGGGCATTAATCAGAACTTAATACCACATCTAGAGTCTAGCTCTGTGATAGAAGCGGTAGTCGAGGAGTACATCGAGCATGAATTTGCCAGTCATTGATCTGTTCGCGGGGGCTGGCGGATTGAGCATTGGAGCCACTCAAGCTGGCTGCGATGTGAAGGCGTCTGTTGAGCTTGATGCGACCGCTTGTGAAACACTGAAGAGAAACAATGGGTTCCATGGTAATGTTTCTAACGAAGACGTTTCCAAGATTTCTGGACAAAATTTGCGCACCTTGGCTGGACTGTCGAGCACCGATCCCCTCGTGGTCGTAGGTGGCGCACCATGCCAGCCGTTTTCTAAAGCGGCATATTGGGTCGAAAATGGCGAGGAAGCTCGTTATCGAAGGGCTCGCGCACAAGGGCAAACGATTGATAAACCAGGGACAAAAAGCGAAGCGCGACCTGACGAACGCAGAAACTTGGTTCTTGAATTCTGGCGCTTGATCAACGAGTCCAATGCAGACGGGTTCGTTTTCGAGAATGTCCCTTCAATAAGGCATCCCAAAAACCGCCCAGTCCTAGAAGCATTCATCGCAGAGGCGGAACGCGCTGGTTACTTTGTGTCTGAGACATTGGGTAAAGCCGTTGAGCATGGTGTAGCTCAAAAGCGTGAGCGAGTTTTTTTGCTCGGTTCGAAAAAGAAGAAACCGCAAGCGCCTGCCCCTACCCACGCCTTACCGGGGAAAAATGTGCCCGGCCTGCTTCCAGCGTTTACGACTGGTGAAGCGCTCGACGGATTGGACGATGAGCGTTACTTCGAACCAGAAGAAATTGTAGCAGGTAAGTGGGCAGACCATCTAAAAACTGTACCACCAGGCTGGAACTACAAAGCTCACACGGCCTGGGCAGGGCATCCAAACCCGACTTTTGTCACTGAGACGCGTTTCTGGAACTTCCTCCTTAAACTAGACCCTAACAAACCATCATGGACACTAGCGGCATCTCCAGGGCCATGGACTGGACCTTTCCATTGGGACTCCAGGAGGCTGCGGACCGTTGAGATGGCGGCCATTCAAGGATTTCCATCCGGTTACCAGTTTTCTGGAAGCAGAAGAGAACGTGTGAGGCAACTGGGAAACGCCGTTCCGCCTCCTTTGGCAAAATCCATGGTTTCGTCGGTAATGGAGGCCGTCGCATGA